ATGACAGAAAGGATTTTTGAAATTAAAACTTTAAAAAGTGTCATTATTAAAAATTTATTTGAAGTCATAAAACCTTATATTAAAGAAACTAATATTTTAATTAACAAGGATTGTATTAAAATTTCAACTTTAGATGTCTCGAAAGTATCTTTGACATATGTAAAATTAGATGCAAATAAATTTGAAAGTTATAAATGTGACAAACCTGTAATTTTAGGAATTGACACAAATACTTTTTTCAAAACTATTAAATCTGCAAATAGAAGAGAAACAATTACTTTATATATGAATAAAGATGAAGAAGATAAATTAGGTATTGAATTAGCAGATCCATTTATGGGTAAAGTAAAGGATTATAAAATTCCATTATTATCATTAGACGATAAAGTAATTAATGTATCAGATATTATGTTTGATTATGTAATTAATATGCCTTCTGTTCAATTTCAACAAATTATTAAAGATATTCAATTATTAGAAGGAAAAGTTGTTGAAATAAAAAGTATAGGAAAACAACTTATTTTTAGTTGCGATGATGGTTTAGCAGATTTTAAAACTGCTATTAGCGAAATAGATGATAAATTAAACAAAGATCAAAAAACACTTTTACAACAAAATGGAGAAGATATTCGTTCTATTAAATTTGAGAAAACAAATGATAAAATTGTACAAGGAAAATTTAAATTAAGTCATCTTATGAATTTTATAAAGGCGTCTCATTTATGTGAAAATATGAATATATTACTTACAAATGACAAACCATTAATTTTAGAATATTTTGTTGCAGATCTTGGGATACTCCGGTTCCTTTTAGTAAGTCACCTAGGTCAAGATTAAAAGACATTCTTAATAAAAATAGTAATAAAATTATTAAATACAAGAAAAATAGATTAGACTACGACTATGAATTATGGATTATTGATAAAACAAAAATCATATACGAGATTTAAAAAAAATGAATATATAAAAGTCTATATAAACGTATATAAAAGTCTATTTAAACGTATATAAAAGTCTATTTAAACGTATATAAAAGTCTATTTAAACGTATATAAAAGTCTATTTAAACGTATATAAAAGTCTATTTAAACGTATATAAAAGTCTATTTAAACGTATATAAAAGTCTATTTAAACGTATATAAAAGTCTATTTAAACGTATATAAAAGTCTATTATTTTTTTGGTTACTTTTTTTTAAAAAAAGTATATTTGTTTAAAAACAACATTTATATTATTATTATAATTTAAATGGAACAAGAAAATAAATCAAAATCTTCATCCGAAAAGGTTGATGATAAATTATCATTATCTTCTTCTTCTTCTTTAAAATCTTCAAAAAAACAAAAATCATCAAAAGCTCAGTTAGAATCTGAAGATATTTCTTTATCGCAATTAGAATTAATGGCAAATAAAAAGAAAATTAAATCAATTGAAGATATATCTATTATATCAAAGAAATCTCCAACAGTAAAGAGACAACAAGAAGAAGATTTCTTAAAAAAATCTGTTAAATCATCTAAATCAAGTAGCTCTTCTAGTAGTTCATCTGATGATTCTAAACAAAAACGTAGAAAAGAAAAATTAGTTTCAAGAGAAAATCAAAATGATGCTATAAGAAAAGAGAAAAGTGAATTTTTATATAAATTTAATAAACTAAATGTAAAAGGAAAATGGAGTTCTTTACGTCTAGATATGAATTGTACACTAGATGAAATTAGAAATGAATTTGAAAGAATCAAGAGTGAAATTTCTAGTGAAAGAAACGTTGCATTTTTCAAAAGAATGTTACTATTAGGTGTACAAGGTATTGAAATGTTAAATACCAAATTTGATCCAGTTGGAGTTGATTTAGATGGATGGAGTGAAGCTATGGGATATTCTATGGAAAATCAAGAATACGATGAAGTTATGGCTGAACTATATGAAAAATATAAAGGAAGAGGACAAATGTCACCAGAACTTAGATTTATATTTATGATTTTTAGTTCAGCTACAATGTTTACTATTTCTAAAAAAATATCAAAATTAGATACAAATAGTGCAATAACTTCTTTATTAGGAGGTTTAATGAATAAAGCTCCTACACAACAAACTAATAATCAACAAACTAATAATCAACAAACTAATAATCAACAACAACAGCAACAATATCAACAACAACAATACCAACAACAACAACAACAATATCAACAACAAATGTATAACCAACAACAACAACAACAATATCAACAACGTCAACAAACAAATATTCAACCAAATATCCAAGCAAATTTTTTTCAAAGAGCAAGTGAATCTGTTATACCAAATGCTTCAGATTTAAGAAATCAAACTGAAACATCAGAAGATGCTTTACCATCAAAAATGAATGCTCCAAATACAAATTATATTTCCCCAGATGGAATTGATATAGATAATATTTTAAAAACAATGAATGAGAGAAAAAAAGAAAAAGAGATAAGTAAAAAGGAAATTACAGAAACATCTGATGATATTTTTAAAAATATTCCTATAAATATGCAAAAAAAGAGAGGAAGACCAAAAAAAGGTAACGTAATGAAAATGTAATTAAATTAATATATAAAATATAAGTATAATATATAATAATGTCAGAACCAATAGATAAAGTTTTATATAATAAGGTAAAAAAAAAAGCTGATGAAAAATTTCAATCAAAAACTGGTATTTATAAATCAAGTTGGATAGTTAAAGAATATAAACGTCTAGGGGGAAAATATAAAGGTAAGAAGAGTAACAAAAAGGGAATATTAAGATGGTATAAAGAAAAATGGATTGATTTAAATAGACCTATTAAAAATAAAAGCGGTAAGGTAATTGGTTACAAATCATGTGGTAGAAAAAGTGTTAATTCTAAATTAAAATATCCTTTATGTAGACCATCTAAACGCATTACTTCTAAAACACCAAAAACTTTTAAAGAAATTGGTAAAAAAAGTATAGATCTAGCTAAAAAAAGAAAAGCTAAAGTAAAAGGGTCATTTAATATTACATTTAATACAAAAAAGAGTATTAGAAAATATAAAAAAAAGAGTGCTAAAAAGAGTATTAGAAAATATAAAAAAAAGAGTGCTAAAAAGAGTATTAGAAAATATAAAAAAAAGAGTGCTAAAAAGAGTGCTAAAAAGAGTATTAAAAAGAGTATTAAAAAGAGTATTAAAAAGAGTATTAAAAAGAGTATTAAAAAGAGTATTAAAAAGAGTATTAAAAAGAGTTATTAAAGAAATTCTATAATTTTATCATTTGTATTTTTTGTATTATTCTTTTTTTTAATTCTTTCATCAACTAATGTAAAAACTGTTTTTGTTAAAAATGCTCCTGTGATTGTAGTAGTTGGTATGTCGGATAATATAGCTCCATATACCATTAATATATAAAAAAACGTAAATTTGATAATATTTTCTATTGTCGTGTCATTTGTCAATGTTATTTGTAAATATAAAAAAGCTATAAATGCTCCTTTAATTATTTCACTTATAAATTTATCAAACATCTATTATTATATATAAAGATAATAATAATTTTTAATTTGGAAATTTTTTTTTCAAAGTAATATTTAATAAGGTATGAGTTATTCATATATAAAAAGTGTTTTTCCAAATTTTGAAAATTCAAATAAAGTATATGATGAATCTTTATATAGTAATTTACAAGAATCGCAAGTACAACAACAAACACAACAACAAGCACCTTTACAGGAAGTTAAACAAGAACAGCAAATAGTTTATCCGCAAATATCTAATAGTAATAATGTAGGAGATTTTGCGAGTAATACATTTGAAAAAAACCAGGTGCAAAATAATTTAAGATATTATAATATACCTATATCTGATGAAGTTAAAAATATCGAATATAATAATGAAAACAAATACAAACCATATAACATCAAAGAAAATGAATACGGAATGGATTTAACTGAAAAAACAAAAGAAGTTAAATTAGAGAAATTAGAGAAGTTAGAGAAATTAGAGAAATTAGAGAAATTTGAAAATATTAATGAATTAGGATGTGATATTTATATAAAACACATATCCGAATGTCGTAAATGTAGAGAATTAGTTTCTCGTCAATTTAACATGTATGATAATGAGGAAGTAATGGAAGTAATATCTTATTTAATATTTGGCCTTTTTATTTTGCTAGCAATTAATTCTATAAAAAATAATTAGTATAATTACGTATGTTAATAAATAATAATTTATTAAAATAAATTAAGAATAGACAATAAATAATGGATTTTGATGAAAATGATCTATTAAATAGTAATAGTTTTATATCAGAACCTGATTTAACAAATGAAGTTCAATCAGATTTTAATAACGAATTTAAAAATTATTATAAAAATGAACAGCAAATAAGTGAAAAAAGAAAATTAAAAGAAAGTCTTGATAGATTATCTATTAGAAGTGTTCGATTAGAAGAAGATACTGATGATCAAAGTATTATGAATACTAATCGTTTTGGTGTGACAGCTTCTTTAAAAAGTTTACAAAGTGGAGGTAATCAACAACAAAATAGAAAAACAAAAGAAATTTTAACTTATATAAGTATTGATTCAAGAGATCGTGATAAATTGTTATATAAAAAACCAAGTTATTTTAAAATATTTTTAGGAAAGACTTTTTATAATGTAAAAACAATTCGTTTATCTAGTATAGAATTTCCGAATACAAATGCTGTAATAAACACATCTAATCATCATATTTATTGGAGAAACCAAGAAGATATTGTAAATGACACTTTAAATGCTATTACAAAAACATATCCAGAATATTCTGTTCAGTTACGTACAGGTAGTTATGTTTCTACTTCTTTACAATCAGAAATTGCTAATAAAGTTTCATTAGTAAAAAGAAAAGACAACTTGGGAAGTTTTCATTATTTTTTAGTATCATTGGATATTGATACAGATGTAGTTACATTTACTTCTCTTATATTAACACAATTAAGTAATAATTCTTTGCAAACTTCTGTAAATACTGGAATTATAGTAGTAACTGCACCAGATCATGGGTTTGTGTCTGGAGAAAATATATATTTAGTTGGTGCTCAAACATTAGCTGGTATACAAAGTAGTACTATAAACACAAAACAAAAGATCACTGTATTAAATCCAAATACATTTATATTTGAAGTAAATGTAAATGCTTCACAAACACTAACTGGTGGTGGAAATACGTTGAAAACTGGTAAAATTGCACCATTTCAACTTTTATTTGGAGAACATTCTACAACAATTGCTCAAAATATAGGTTATCCATTAGAAAATAGTTCAGAATTAATTAATACATATATAAAATCTATAACAAATTTATATCAAGCTATTATCACAACTACAACACCACATAATTTATCAAAAACAACAAATTTTTTAGGAAAAACATGTATTATGTATTCAAGTGGTGTTTCACCTAATATAGACGGAGCTCTTATTATTACAGATGTTGTATCAAGTACTTCTTTTTTAGCAAGTATTAATTCTAAATTAGTATTAGAAAGCTATAATTCTGGACAAGTTGTCTTTAATAGTATAACTTATAATATACAATCTATATCAAATTACAATACAGGCACTATTTTAGTTACAACACATACAATACATAATTATACATTATCAAATATAGGTACCGACATTACTTTATTAGAAACAAAAACTACACCTAATTTAGATGATACTTTTAAATTATTAAATGTATTTGATGATAAAAGTTTTGTAATAGGAGGTTCTCTTCCATCTGGAGGAGAAAGTATTAATAATGATATTGGTTCTAGTGGAAAAATCTCAAGATTTAAACCATTAACTACTTATACTATACATATATCAAATATTATTACTTCATCAAGTACTACTACATTACTTTGTCATAATCACAATTTGCAATTAGGAGATATTATAATGTTAAAAAATATAAAAACGTCACCACCTATAGCAAATATACCTTATACAATTTATGCAATTCCAAGTTCTAATAGTGTAGTAATAAACACAGCTATTAATACATTTAATACAGATACAATTTTAAATGAAACTGCTTATTTATCAACAGGTCTTTTTACAGTTTCTTTTCCAAGTCATAGCTTTAATAAAATTATTAGTATACAAAATACATCTGGTATTCCATCTAGTGGTTTAGGTTCTTTAATAAAAGTGCAAACACAATTACCACATAATTTTTCAAATAATCAATTAATACGTTTTAATCAAACAAATAGTACACCATCTATTGATAATAGTTATAATATTACTATAACTAGTCCTGATACATTTACAATTCCTTATTCATATCCTATTATTTCATCTGGTACATCTGGTATTATAGGTTTTGATCAAAAGTTTTATATATATAATTCTATTAATATAGGAGGTATATCAGAATTAAATATAAACTCGAAAGAATTTATGGTTAGAGATATTATTGACAAAGATACTTTTACATTTTATAATAATGGAGCGTTTGCTACATCCACTGAAAAAGGTGGAGGTAGTAATTTATATATAAGTAGTTTATTACATGGGTTTAATGGTCAACAAACAAATACAAAAAATAGTGTTTTAAATAGATCTATTAATTTGCAAGGAGAAAATTATTCATTTTTATGTTCACCTCAACTTTCTACAATGATGAATACTGGTAAAGTAAATAATGTATTTGCAAGAATATCATTATCAGAATCACCTGGAAGTATGGTATTTACTTTTTTAAGTAATCCTAAAAATTTTGATACTGTTCCATTAAATAGTTTAGAAGATTTAGAATTTTCTATAGTAAATTATGATGGAACAGAATATGAATTTAATGATCTGGATTATTCTTTTACATTAGAAATTACAGAAATTCAAGATGTTATTGACAACTTTAATCTTTCTAGTAAACGTGGTGTAATATAAGATTTTAGTCTTCTAAAATACAACACTTATCTAATAGACACGTATCATCTCTTTCATCTTTTTCAATTATTTCAATTTTCTTGTTACTTTTTATATATTCTATTTTAATATCATCATGTTCATCTAAATTAATACTATTATTTTCAAAAATTACATTTTTAAAATGTTGTTTATAAAATACCTTTCTACTATTTCCTTGTGCACGAAAAACTGAAAAGTTGTCTTGAAAATCTATTATCATAGGATTACGTTCAGTATGATCTTTTCTAAAAATTCTACCAACAATTTGTTCAATTTTAAAGTTTTCATTTTTTGTTGCATTTTTTAAATGTCCTATAAATTTTTTAGGAGTTGTTAAAATTAATGTATCTAGATCTTTTTCAGATACACCCTCTGAAAAAGCAGCATAAGTAGCTAAAATAACATCACACGCCTTGCTCTTTTCTAATTCTATAATTTTCATAGAACCTACAAATAATCCATATGTAAAAGAAACAGATGTATCTTTTTCTAATAAATTATAAAAATTTTCTAAATGATTACGACGATCACTTAGAACAAGTATTTTTCTATTTTCTTTTCTGCAATCTTTTATAATTTCTATAATTAATTTATTTCTTTTTTCCATTTTAACCAATTCAGTTAACATGCTTGTAAATTGAATAGTATTTTTACCAGTAAATTTATTCATTGTACATATTTCTTTATATTCTGTACTATCAATCTTTAGATTTTTTATAATAGGATTCATTCCTTTTCTTTCTGCACTTCCTTTATATATAATTTCTCCTATATGCCATTTAAATACATATTCACAACCATCTGATCTATTTGGTGTAGCAGATAATCCTATTGTGTATTTTGAACATAATTTAAATAATACTTTAGAAAATACACGACTTGATATATTATGTACCTCATCATAAATTGATATTGAAAAATCTTCAAATAAAGTATCAGGGTAATCAATTATTGATAAACTTTGCAACATTGCAATAACAATATCCTTATCTTTTACATCAATGTTTTTTTGACCTTGAATAATACCTACTCTTGCATCTGGTAAAAATGAAGCTATTTCATTTTGCCATTGTTTCATTAAAGGAATTTTATTTACTACTATAATAGCTTTCATCTTTAATTTAGATAACGCATATAATGCACAAAAAGTTTTACCAAATCCTGCGGCCAAAGATAAAATTCCTCCACCTTTTTCTTTACATGCTTTTAATAAAACGTTTACTGGTTCTATTTGTCTATCTAATAAAGTCCCTTTAAATACTATTTCATTTTCCCAACTTTTACCTATATAATTAGGTAAATATAGTTTAGGATCCCCATATTTTTCTATACCGTACATTTTTGGAATATATAATTTATTTTTCGTTTCTATATAAATAGGAAAAGATGGGTCATTTTTTACATTTACTATAAACTTGGAATCAGTTAAAGGTCTTGCTACTAAAATTTTTTTTAATTCTTTTATTTCAGAATCGTCTAATTCATTCTTTTTTAATACAAATCCTCTTTTACTTAAATACATTGAAATATTTTTATTAATATATCTTTTTTATTAATAAAATTAAATTATTCAATTACTTTTTAACCCATGGTGCATAATCTTCAAAAACAGGATTAGAACTCTTGCTTGCTACTGTAGAATATTCTACTTTACCCATATCATATCTTCTAATAGGAAAACATCCTTCGGCAGGTGCTGGTTCAGAAACAGAAACTTTTTGAGCAATTGATGCAATAGGAGCTCCAATAACTGGTGGTTCAGCTGCAGGCATAGCTGCAACAACTTCTTTAACAGCTTCAGTAATTACTTCTGGACTTGCTGCACCTGGTGTAACAGCTTCTTGAGCTAATATTTTTAAAGCATTTTCAGCTTCAGGTGAATCAATATTTGCGGCAGCAATATTTACAACATTTGAAACAGCTTGAGCAGAAGAAGCTTCAGGAGAAGCTGCAGCTTGTGCTAATAATTTAACTGCTTCTATAGAATCTTCTACCTTTGGACCTACTATAGGTGTTGGTATAGAAGATACTACTTCTTGAACAGCTTGAGCAACCATTTCAGTAGCTCCTGCTTCTGGTACAATAGCTTGTTGAGCTAACTGTTGTAAAGCTACAGCACCTTGTTCTGTAGTAACACTTGGAGCAACAATGTTTGTTATAGCTGCAATAGCTTGAGGAGAAGAAGCTTCTGGAGAAGAAGCTGCATTTGCTAGTACATTAATAGCTTGAATAGGTGTAGGTGCTGGTGCGAATGCTGCTGGTGATGATATAGAAGATACTATTTCTTGAACAGCTTGAGCAACTTTTTCAGGAGCTCCAGCTTCTGGTACAACAGCTTGTTGAGCCAACTGTTGTAAAGCTATAGCACCTTGTTCTGTAGTAATACTTGGAACAACAATGTTTGCTATAGCTGTAACAGCTTCAGGAGAAGCAGCTGATGGAGACGCAGCTGCATTTGCTAGTGCATTAACAGCTTCAGATGGTGTAGGTGCAAATTCTTGTGACTGTGATGGTGCAAATTCTTGTGACTGTGATGGTGCAAATTCTTGTGACTGTGATGGTGCTGAAATAGAAGATACTATTTCTTGAACAGCTTCAGCAACTATTTGTTGAGGTACTGGTCCTGGAGTAACAGCTTGTTGAGCTAATTGTTTCAAAGCATCTGCTCCTTCTTGTGTAGTAACATTAGCTGCAGCAATGTTTGTAATATCAGCAATAGTATTAGCAGGAATAGCTTCAGGTGAAGATGCTGCTTGAGCTAATACATTAACAGCTTCCATAGATTGACTTGGTGTTATAATAACTTTTGATTCTTCATTTTTTTGTTCTTCAGAAGCAATATTTTCTAAAAATTCCCATAATGGTTTCTTGTTTACTGCATTCATAGAAACCATAAAGGCAATAGCAATTAAAATAGAAGTAGAAGGACTAAATTGAGCTGTCCAAAGAATTAATGAAAAAATAAATAATTTAAAATATTGATTCTCAAACAAAGAAAGTACTTCAACTGGTAAAGATGGTGCTAATCTAGCTGAATATAAAACTAATACGAGATGTAAAACAGCTTTAAGATAAGCTGTTTTTTTAAATGGACTCATTGTTTTTTCAACAGTAGAATCTAAATCTTTTATATATTCCATAATAGTTATTATACATTAATAAAATAAAATAATTTTTTTAAAAAAAAAAAATGTATAAGATATTTTTAATTAAAAAATGAAATATATACACAAATATATACACAAATATATATATTTATGAAAAATTTTACTATATATGTAGATGAAAATAATAAAGAATATAATCTTATTATAGGTGAATCTAGAAAAGAAAATGATATTATTGTTAAATCAAGTAAACAGAATGATATTTGGTTTCATCTTGATAAATTTAGTGGACCACATTTTGTATTACAAACTAATGGAGATATTATACCAAAAAAATATTTTAATAAAATAGGAACTCTTTTTAAAGAGTATAAATCAAATTTGCCTAATAGATATTCTATTATTCATACAGAGATAAAAAACGTTAAACTTACAGATACATTAGGATTGGTTAATGTATCTAAAACTAAAAAAATAAACTTTTAAAAAAATACTTTTTTAAAAAAAAAGTAACCAAAAAACAAAGCTACGCTTGACAAAGTAACCAAAAAACAAAGCTACGCTTGACAAAGTAACCAAAAAACAAAGCTACGCTTGACAAAGTAACCAAAAAACAAAGCTACGCTTGACAAAGTAACCAAAAAAATACTTTTTAAAATTTTAAGCGTAGCTTTGTTTTTTGGTTACTTTTTTTTTAAAAAAGTATTTTTTAAAAAGTTTACATAAATTCCATTGTTAAAAACCCCTTGTTAATAATCAATACATTATATGAAATTGCAAAAACATACAATGTTAAATCTACATTATCATGTGGTAATTTTAAAAATAATGTAATATCATTAAATTTTGATGCATTTAAAGATCCAGTTGGCTGATTACCTTCTGGTTTAATACTAAAAGGCATGGTATAAATATATTTAGTAGGAATAACAGAATGAACATTATCTGGGAATACACTACGATAATAAAATTCAGGAAGACTATCAAAACGTAATTTACCATCTAATAATAAAGAAGCTTCCCTAATTAAAGGTTCATCATCAGGTGTTCTAGAATACACAAAATGATTATTGTTTTCTATATTATTATTTTCTACCGCAAAAAAAATAAATTCTTTACATGGATAATTAAATCTTAATTTACTATTATATACATCTGTATTATGTAATATTAAATCATCTCCATTATACTGTACTTGTTCTATAATATATTGATGTTTTACATCCAAAAATTTTTCTCTTATTACATCATCCAAAAATATATATTCAGCTATAATATTAGCATTTAATATAGGTATAGCTAATGGTTCGTCACCATCATAGTTTATACACTCTGAAAATTGTTTTAATTTAAAACTTATTTTAATATCTTGATAAGCCATGCAAAGTAATGGTAAAGAAAGATTATATTGTTTCGTAAACCAAAAATCCAAAGGAATAATCAAATCAACATATTTTTCAGCATTATATTTACTTGCAACATATGTATCAGATTTTAACAACATTAAATTTTTACCTACTTTTTTTGAAGTTGTTGTTAATTCATCCCATGCATTTAAAAATTGAGGATATAATTTGTCAACAATTTCTCCACCAATTTGTAATTCTATAAAATCATCAAATATTGCATATCCTAGAGTGTCAGTCCAAGATGCATATGTACCACCGTTTTTTACAATAGGTGGTAATCGCAAATGTAAATGTATTTTTGATAATAAATCACCTCTTTTAGGAATTTCACATGTAATTCTTTTACCAAATGTTACATTTTCATTAAAACCTAATTTAACTGTTTCGGTTGCAAAATTGACATAACGATAATAATTGTATTTAAAAATATTTATTTGAGGATCTGTTGTCAAAAAAATATCTTGCAAACCCACAGCCTGTAATTGTAAAAGACTTGGAGACATATATAAAAACTTATAAAAAAAATTACAATAATTAACGGTATAATATTATAAAAATTAATCTAATCTCCTTCTACGCCTTCGTAAACCATAATTTGTTGTGTTTAAATGCTGTTTTAATTCCGTAATTAATAAATCATTTAAAGAATAATCATTATTACATTTTTTATCTTTCTTTATAAAATCTTGATCATCACTTTTTATAAATTGGTCTCCTTGGTCTCTTTTTATAAATTGGTCTCCTTGGTCTCTTTTTATAAATTGGTCTCCTTGGTCTTGTATAAATGACGTGGGTATTTGTGTTGTAAAATTATTTGTTATTTTATTACACGTTGAACTAAATTGTTCATTAATTTCATATTTAAAATAATTAATTGGATTATATGGTAATGCTATAGATGATTCATTTGTTTGATTAGCAGAATTTTTTGTAAAAATATGATTAGGATTTTGAATCTCTTTATCTACCATTTCAATTGTTTCTGTTTGTGTAAAAGACTCTTTAGTAGAATTATTATTTTTTATAGATATAAAAGATAATGTATAAATTTTCATAGTATCAATTATATCTGTATTCCACACCCAACCCTTTTGTATATTTTTTTTTTCAATAAAAAGTTCACATAATTTATCTTCTATTATAACATTTTTAAATTCTAAAGACGTTTCTTTTTTTAAAAAATCAATACAATTCTTAAATCCAAATTCGTGTTTATTATCATATAAAGAGTATGTATTGTTAATATTATCTTTAATTAAAATTAAAAGACTAGTCATATAATATACAATGTATAAAATAAATTTTACAATTGGACTATTAGAGCTAATAAAAAAATTGAAATAACTTTTAAATAAATTAAATATCACAAAGAAATGAGTCTACCATTCTCAAAATACATATTACAATTTTCTAAAAATACAGAAAATGAACAAACACACTTATCTTTTAAAAATGGGAAATATAATATCCCAGACAATTACGCTGACGTTTTTTATAAACGTTATTACCAAGAAATGACCAATAAAGAAAAAAGAAATGACCTTTATTTGATTGAAAAAGTTTATAATACAAACTTTGCTTATTTTTTAGATTTAGAAATCCCGAAAAATGAATCGAATAATTTAAAAAAAATAGTTGACGATGATGTTAAAGAAATTATTATTAAAACTAAAACTGTATTGGAATCTTTATTTGTAAATCCAAAAACAGAATATGTTGTATCAAAAAGAAATGATAACTATCATATTAATTTTTACAATATTATTGTAAATAGCGCTATTGCTAAAACAATTACAAATGAAATCTTGAAAACTATTTCTATTAACTGTATTGATACATCCGTTTATAGAACTGGATTACGTTTACTTGGTTCTAAAAAATATAATAAATCAGTAAAAGAATCCTTTGAACAAGTTTATAAAATTTACAATATTGACAATAAAGAATTTAAGGAATTAGAAAATACAACATTTGAAGAATTTTTACAAACAACTGTTAGAAGAAAAACTATTATAGAATTATCCAAATTAAAAGAATCAGAAAAGACAAAGGAATTAATTAAAAACAATGAAACAAATAAAAATACTATTAAAGGTATCGATAATGATAAAATTAACTTGGAATTAAATCATCTTTTAAAATCATTAAAAACAGAAAATGAATGTATTCAAAATTTTGATACTACTATCCAAAAAATATACGCAAAACAAAATAAATTAGGTATGTTTTGTTATTATATTTCTATTAATGGCAAATATTGCCCATTTAAGATGAGAGAACATGCAAGAGAATCAAGTCCAATTTATTTTGAAATCAATCAATCAAAGATTTTTATTAGATGTAGAGATTCCGAATGTCTTCGTAGACAATTTCCTGATAACGGTATCTCTTTACCAGAATCATTTTCAAAAAATTATCCAAATACTTTTCTTAGTATGACTACAAAATACTGGCATTCTGAAATTAATGTAACTGAAGATATTAAAGAACATTTAGAAGCAAGTTTAAGTGGTTCACATTATCAAATTGCAAAAGCGATTTTTCATATTTATAAAAATCGTTTTAGAGTAGATGATATTAAAAATACAGAATGGTACGAATTTGAAGGAGTAAGATGGAAGAAAAGTCATCTTATGAATATTATTATTTCAGAAGATCTTCCTAAATATTATCGTTCAATTAAAGTTAGCGACACATCAATGCAATCTAAAAATTTACAAGACTTTTTAGTAAATACAGAAAGACTAGATGCAAATATGCGAAATCAAATGGTGGATAACATTATTACAAAATTAGAAAATGTTTCTTTTAAAAATAATATTATTTCACAATTAGTATATCTCTTTAAAACATATGATCCTGATTTTTATATTAATTTAGATTCTATTCCAAATCTTGTAGGATTTCGTAATGGTGTATATGATTTTGATAAAGGAGCATTTAGAGAGGGAATTCAATCAGATTGTATTACTTTCTCTACAGGATATGATTACATAGATTATGATGCTAATTGCCAACAAGTACAAGATATTTATGCATTTTTAAAACAAATAATTCCAAATAGAAAAGTATTGGAATATACACTAAAAGTATTAGGAAAATCATTAGTTGGAGCACCAGATGAAAGATTTTATATTTGGACAGGATTATCTGGAGCAAACGGTAAATCCACTTTGGTAAACTTTTTAGAAAATACTCTTGGAGAATACATTACTTCAGTTGATGTTTCCCTTCTTACAAATAAAAGAGCAGGTTCTGGAAATGCTTCTCCTGATGTTGTTAGACTTCGTGGAAAAAGAATCTTTACATTTCAAGAACCAGAACACGATGATAAATTACGTACAGGTATATTAAAACAATATACAGGAGGAGATACTATTATTGCTAGAGAACTATTTAAAGCCCCAATCACATTTAAACTTCAAGGTACCATGATTATGTGTTGTAATGATCTTCCTTCTGTAAGTTCTGTTGACGGTGGAACGTGGCGAAGAATCAGAGTTGTAGAATTCAAGTCGAGATTTTGTGATAATCCTGTAAAACCAAACGAATTTAGAATTGATCCAACTATTAAATATAAAATAAAATCATGGAGACCTTATTTCATGAGTATTCTTATACATTGGTACAATAAATTCCTCGAAGAAGGTATAAATGAACCAGATGAAGTAACAAAAGCTACTGCAAAATATAAAGTTGATAATGATAAATTTAATGAATTCTTTGATCAATCACTTGAAGAAAGTAATAATTCATTTGAATCAAATAAAGCCATTTATAGTCACTTTTCTAGTTGGTGGTCTAACAATTATCCTAATACTAGAATACCAGAAATTAAAGATCTTAGACGTGCAATGAAAATTAAATTTGGAAACGAAAAAGAACAAATCATAGATGGGTGTATGAATTATGGTTTCAATGTTAAAATAAAATATAGCAACAGAGGAGATATAATAGACGAAATAGAAGAAGATCTTTAAAAAAGATCTCAAAATCAAATGATTTAAAAGAGTTTTATTTAACAATTTTTTAACGATTTTTTTTTATAATATACTATTAATGAATAATACATCTATTTTTACAAATACAATTGAATCGTTAAATGAAAATATCGATGAAAATTTAGATGAAAGTTTAGATGAAAATTTATATGAAAATTTAGATGATGAAGAAATAGATGAAGAAATTTATGAAAATATAGATAAAGAAATAAATATTATAGAAAAAGAAAAAAATAAAATATCATATGAATGGGAATCTTTATCAGAAGATTGGATAGAAAAAATAGTATCAGATAAATTTTTTATAAAAACTGATTGTTGTACTATTTCTATAGAAAGTGCTTTATCAAATAGTGGTTTTAGAACATCTAAAAATACATTATGTAAATATATATCTAAATATATAAATAAATTAAGTATTTTAGAATTTTCGCAAATAATAAAAGAGTATAGATTAAAATATAAAAATTCTATAAATATAGGAAATTGGGATCCATATGTTATAACAAATAAAAAAGACTTTATAAAAATAATAAAGGGTAAAGAATTCTTTTTTCAACCAGATGAAACTTCTTTATATATTATATCAAAATCTTTAGAAATAGATATTCTATTACTTTCTGATAATAATTATTCTATTTTTTTTACAGATAATAAATATCATAAAATTATTACTCTTTATTCTATTAAATCAAACGATTTCAATTTAGATGATGTAGACATAGATAGCAATTATTACTTTCCATTAGGTCTAAAAATGAAAAAAAAGATGAAAACTATATTTTTATATTCAGAAATACATAAATATAAAGAATTACTCGTTTTATTAGATAAAAAAGAACTATTAACTCAACATACTCTTAATGCAATTAAAAAAGAAACTAATTTTTTTAGATTAAATGACATTATTGATTATATAGAAAATAAAATAAAATCATCTTCTTCAAAAACAGACCAAAAAATAATATTTAAAGAATTAAATAATACAATTTTACAATAAATCACCACATACTACCAGGACCTCTATACCTATTTCTCATACACCTATTTCTCATACACCTATTTATTCTAGGACATGGACATACTACACCACCTTTTTTCATAGAACTCTTTTTCATAGAACTCTTTTTAGTAGAACGCTTTTTCATAGAAGGCTTTTTCATAGAACGCTTTTTCATAGAACTCTTTTTAGTAGAACGCTTTTTCATAGAAGGCTTTTTCATAGAATTATTTTTGCGTAAATAAGACATGTCAGATTGTATTTTTTTTGTTGTTTCTGGATAACGATTTTTATTATAAATAGCTAATACATTTAATCTTTTTATAATAGTTGCATAAGGCGATTTTTTCGATAGTTTTTTTAAAATAGAACGTCTTTTTTTCATAGAATCGTTTATACTATATCCTTCTAATTTTCCAGATTTTACGTAAATTCTAACTTTTGATCTTTTCGCACTTTTCTTTTTATTCATGTTTTATAAAATATATAAATAAATAAAATATTCGTATTTTATAAATAATAATAAATATTCGTATTTTATAAATAATAATAAATAATATATTATAATAGATTTTATAAATATTTTTTTTAAAAGTATATAGTAAATGAATAAAGAAATCAATATTACTCATTTAATTATACTAATAATTGTTCTATTTGGATTATATTATTTAATGAATGGCAACTCTTACATGGTAAAAATAGAAAAATTCGACGATTTACTAGATAATCCAATTGACAAAAAAAATAAATCATGCTCACAAGATTCAATTAACTATAATGTACACGATTACATCTTTGCTAAAACTCCTTTTACACGTCCTTAATTTTTTTTATATTTTTTAAATTACTTGTTAATTTAAAAATGTTAATTTTATGTTTATATTTATTTTTCGTTTACTTTGTTTTACTTTTAATTAAATTTATCCATATTGTATCTGATTCCATGTTTTTATCCATATTGTACCTAACTCCATGTTTTATTCTGTTTTGTACTTGTTGTACTAAATAAACCATTTTTGATTAACTGTATCACCGCAATCATATAAACTTACTCTTGCACCTGCATTAGTCTTAAAACCTTCTACATCTAAACATTTCCAAGGAGCATGTCTAGGACGTAATTGACCATTATCATCCAATGTCCATTTTTGATTATTCGCATCACCACAATCCCATTGCAGAATATCAGCACCATTAAAAGTTTGTGCTTCTCTTACATCTAAGCATTTTTGACTATGATTAAAAACTAAACGACTTTTATCATCTAATTTTATTTGTTGATTAGTAGCTCCATTACAATCCCACATCTGAACTATATTACCATTATCTTGACCAAAACCTGCAACATCTAAACAAAAATTATCTCTAAGTTTACTTTTTATTGGTTGATTATCTATTATAGTTTTTTCAAATAAATTCCAAGTACTACTAGGAGCTTTGTTAGATACATTGTTTTTAATCCAACAAGTTCCAAACTTATCTGGATAACTCCCAGATGAAAAATTAAATCCTTTACAATCAGAACGTTTATTACATTCAGTTTTACATTCTGAAAACGATGCATTGTTAAGATTAGTAATGTCATTACCACCAGCATCAAAACCCATTGTAGCTTTGTAACCTTCCAAGTTTGCTGGTCCCAAAGAATTCTTTTCAAATATATTCCAATCAAGATTATCAATTTTATTAGATACATCGTTCTTAATATAACAAGTTCCACGCCCATTTGGATATTGATTTAATGGAAAATTAAATCCTTTACAATCAGGACGATTATCACATTCTTTTTTACAATCGGAAAATGATGAATAATAAAGTAAGTAATGAATGTCATTACCTACTACATCTTTACCTACATTAATTCTATAAGTATCCAATGAGTTTGCTGCTGCTATGTCTTCTGCTGCTTTTTTCTTTGCGTCTTCTGCTGCTTTTTTTGCTGCTGCTGCGTCTTCTATTGCTTTTTTTGCTGCTGCTTCTTCTATTGCTTTTTTTGCTGCTGCTGCTTCTTCTGCTGCTTTTTTTGCTAGTCTTTCTATTAGTGTAAACGGATTATTCTCTTCTATTGCTGCTATTGCTGCTTTTTCAGCTGCTGCTTTTGCTATTGCTGCTATTGCTGCTTTTTCAGCTGCTGCTTTTGCTATTGCTGTTAGTTCATTTTGTGTTGTCAAATAATTTTTTAATTTTTCTTGCTCTGCCTCTTTTGTTTTTTTAAGGTGATCTTCAGCATCATAACCCAATTTTTCTATTTCAGTTATTCTTTCATCTAATCTTCTTTTCATATTTTCTAAATTTACTTCTAACTCTTTATTTGGGGTTGCTGAATTATATTCAAATTCTTTACGAACTTCTTCTATTAGTTTAACTCTTTGTTTAAAAATTTCCATTTTTGCAGTAAATTCATCAATTGCTCCAGATGATTTTGTTTCTAATGTGTTATTTATTATAGGTATTTTTGCGGATTTTTCAATATTATTATTAATTTTTGTAATATTATTAGTATTTAATTCTTGCATTGTTGGTTTTGTAGGAAGTGGTAATATTTTTTCTATTAATGTAGTCATTACTGATTCACTATCCATATATTTATATATTGACATTAATATTGCTATAACTAAAACAAATACAAATACTACAATAAGATAAGGTGTTAAAATAACCTCCTTAACTGTACCAATTGCAACCTCAGAAACATCAAGTAATTGTTGTAAAATATTTTGTATTACTGTTACAGGAGAAATAAATGAAAGGGTATCCATAGCAAATGTCATTGTTGGTAAATTACCAAGTATACTATAGGTTATATCACCTATAGTTTGTAAAATTGGTAATAACGTTGCTTCAACGATACCATATGTATCACCTATTATAGTTAATCCACCATTCAAAGCAGTTGCTACAGCATTCCCAATTATATTATAATAATACACAACTACACCCATAAGACCTACAAGTAATACCATATTAACTAAATTTATTTTCATTGTTTTTGAAATAGGAAGTGCAAATAATACAGTATTTATAAAATTTATATAACCTATATATAAAGTATAAAATATTCTATCAGCTACAAATCTATACATTATAGTTACTTGCTTTTCTACTTCCTTATATAAATCCTTTAATAAATTAATAAATGATTTGTAAATATTCTTGAAAGCATCAAATGCAAGTAAAAATGCATTTATAATTGGGTTAATTATAGTTTGAATAATATTTAATAATTTTCTAAAAGTTGTTTTTATGAAACTTGTTATACCATCTTTTATTTTTTCTAATTTTTCTTTTATAAAAGTATAAGCCTCATCTAATTTAGTTGATATTGTTGTACCAAGATCTTTAAAGAATTGTTTTATTGGTTCAAAAGCAGTAGTTATATATGTTTTTATTTCTGTATATTTGTCGTTGATAAAGGTTTTAACTGTATTTATACCATTTGTAATTGTAGCTTCTAGTTCACCAAAAGCTTTTGTAACTGCAGCAAAGGCAGTAGTTACAGGATGTAAAATAGCATTAAATGCATTTGTTATAGTTGTATTTAAAGCTTCCCATGCTGTACCAATTACACTAAATGGGCAAAATTTAGGTATTGCAATTTTAGGAATTTTTAATCCTGGAATACTAATTTTTGCCCAGTCTATATTTATATCATTAAATATTGTTGTAGCATTGATAATTAATAGTTCTGGTACACATGCACCTGATATTGAATCAAATACTGTTTTAAATGGTGATATGATTTTTTCAATTAAACTACTAAAAAAAGTTGACATTTTTTCAAATGCAAGTTTTACTGGTTTTATAACGTTATCATTTATTTTATCTATAATTTCTTCTTTAATTTTTGTTTGTACATCATCAAAAACTTTTGTTATTTTTGTTACTATATTTGCACGAAGATTATCTATACTCTGATATATTAACATGGTATAATTTTTAATTCCATTTCCTATTTCTGTAAACATTGTAGTAAAATTTTTTTGTAAATCTGTAAAAATTTTTGAAATTTTATCTACAATTTCTGTTTTAATTGTTGTAAAAGCATCGTAAATTTTAGTCATTGCAGATTTTATAAGAGTTTTAATAGGTTCAAAGAAATCATATATTTTCTTTAATTGCTCTCGCAATGCTGCTGGTAAATCTGTTATAATTATATCTCCTAACCATTTTGTAAATTCAATAGCACGATCTTTAATATTATTTATTTCGTGAGAAACATTGCACAAATGTTGTTCATCTAGTACACATCTAAAAATATCAGCTGCAAATCCGGTTGGTTTTTCGCATTCAGAGCACAAGATTGGTATTTTATATACGTAAATAAATGCAATAAGGGCTATACATAAAAAATATACCAATAACTTTGATAAAAGCATTATAATATAAAAACAAAATAATTTTATTAATAAAAATATTTAATAAAAAAACATCTATAAAGCATTTTTATTTTTTATTAGAGTATAACAAGTATATGTATGCGTATATAGATATACATTTAATTATTATACCATGTATTTTATACATAGTTTTTAAAACGGTATACCTTTCAATTTTATCTTTTTTATTTATATTATATTTTTTGAGAACTCCAGATAAAAAATTAAAAGAAATAAATTCAAAAATCTTTTATTCTCCGAGTGCAGGATATGTTAAAGATATTTATATTGATAATGAAAATTTAAATATATCTTTGTTTTTAAATTTATTTGATAATCATACACAATATATACCTATAAAATCTACACTTGTTTCTTCTATCAAAAAAAAAGGTCTATTTTTACCAGCATATAAAGAACATTCTATTAACAATGAAAAAATTATTCATACACTATATAATAAAGAATTAGATATTATTTACAATATCACTCAAATAACTGGTATTCTTACAAGAAGAATTGTAGTATTTATAAAAAATACACAGAGTATTTTAAATCCAGGTGATCAATTAGGTATTATATTATTAGGATCGCGCGTTGATATTTCTATTCCATTATCAAAAGTTAAAAAAGTTTTAATAGAAAAAAATAATCATATTGATGCAATGAGTGAAATGTTGTTACTTTTTTAACATATTTTGCTTATTTAGTGAAATGTTGTTACTTTATTAACATATTTTGCTTATTTCCAATCTAATTTTGGTTTTTTTATAAAATCAGGTGTATTCGTATAATTAGCAGTAATTTCTGTAAATGGCTGAATTGCCATTTCTGCAACTATATAATACATATCATTTATTTTGTATAAATTAGCATTCGGATTCCATGAATGATTTAGTTTAGAACCAAAAAGAGTAATTTTTTTATTCCCATCTATAGCTAAATCTATTACTTGATTTTTTCTTATATATTCCTTTGCATATACACCAACACCATGAATTTTAGAGTCTGATAAATACCACATTTATAATTACTCAATAAAAAATATATAGATATATATATTAAAAAAAGATTTACTTAAATAAAAAATCAAAATATTTTTGTAAAAATTAAAAAGTACAATGGAATTACAAAAGATTTCAAAACGCTTTGAAAATTTACAAAATACTTTAGAAAAAGCATATAAAAAAGATATTAAAGAAATTATTCAAAAAGTTTTTACAGAATATGATATTTGTTATAAAAATACATCCGAATCTGTTGAAATGGATACTTTTATAAATCATTTTTTATTTAATAGTAAAGAAGAAATACCTATTTGTATGGGTATTTCTAAAAACGGTAATAAATGTTGCAGAAAACCACAATCTAATAGTAATTATTGTAAAATACATTTTTATTTACATTTTAATCAAAAAACGCATGTCGAAAATCATATTTATATTATAGACGAACATAAAGAAATAAAAAAGGATGATAAATTAGAAAAAGATTTGAAAAATTTAGAAAAAATTTTTATAGAAGATACTTTTTATTATAAAGATAACGAATTTCTTTATGATATAAATAATTTTCAAAAAGTTGGATATATCGAAAATGACCAACCTATTTTAACTGACGATCCTTTTATTCTCGGAATATAATTCTACTAATAATTCTTTTAAATTTTTTATATATTCTTCTTGATCACATACTTTACCATTTTTAAATTTACTTCTTGTATCTATCTTTAAATCTTTCCAAAAAGATGTATCTTTTTCATTTAACATAATTAATTTACTAATCAATTCTTCTTCATTTTCTACTACATAAAAGTCTAAATCACTATTCTTTAAAATACTACATGATACATTTTGAGCATGAAAATAATAAGTAGAATCATATAAAGAAAATACAGGAACACCCATATATAACGCCTCACAAGTTGTTGTTGTACCAGAATATGGAAAAGTATCTAATGCTATATCTATATTGTTATACGATAACAAATGATCACGATGTGATATAGTACAATCTAAAATTGTAATTCTTGAACGCACACTTTTATCAAATTTATTAATAAAATTAGTTTGAATTTTTTTATTAATCAAAGCTTTTGTTTTAAAAACAATTCTGGTTTTTGGAACTTTTAACAAAATATTATTATACATTTTTATAACAGAATCTGTTATTTTATTAACACGATTAAAACATCCAATAACAATTTCTTTATTGTCAGGTACCTTTACCTTGTTAGAAATTAATTCAGAATCTCGTATAACAGTATTAAGAGGATCATAACATAAAAAACAATTTTTTAATGCTATTAACTTTTCAGTATAAAATTTTTGTGAAATACTAAAATCTCCATCACAAATATTATCTGTAATACGATAATCCATTTCATCAACCCCAGTTGAATACGGATAACCAATATAAGTAATTTGTATAGGACTTGGTTTCATTGCAAAAATATCTAGTCTATTAAATGCAGTATGTCCAGCTAAATCAAATAAAATATGTATATTATCATTATAAATCATTCTTGATGCACTTTCAGCTGACATGTTTTTTATAGTTTTAAATTTCAAGTTTTCATTAAAAATAGATGTATTAATAATACATTCAGAATAACAAGTTACATTAAATACATTACTGTCAAATTTTTTCAAAAAAGTACTAATAAAAAAACTAACAGGATGATCAACAAAATCTCCAGAAATAATACCTATATTAATTTTAGGTGTACTATAAAATTTATTATCAAAAGAGTATTTATTCTGATTTTTCTTGTATAGTTTGTTTACAAGTTTATGCTGATTGTAAATGTACATTTTATCTTCAAATTGATCAAATAAATAACTTAGATTCATTAGTTTATTTTGAAACGGTAATGTAAATGTAGGACAAACCTGAATAGATTTATTATAATAATCGACCGATTTTGAATTATCCCCATTATAAGAATGCATATGACCATAATTTAAATACATTTCAGCTAATAAAAACGTTGAATCACTTGATATAAATGAATTCTTGTAATATTTTATAGCTTTTAAATAAGCAACTTCTGCCAAATCTGTACGACGCATTTCAGTATAAACAACACCTAATTGATTATTAACATCTGGATTTAATGGATCTATTTTTTCAGCTTTTTGTAAATAAAATAATGCTTCTGGCCACTTTTTTAATGAACGAAAAATACACGAAATACCATTGTAACTATTAACTAGTAATTTTTTATTTTCATCAATTATATTATTTGTATTATTTGTATTATTTGTATTATTTGTATCCACATTTACTATTTTAATACTTATTTTATAATGTATTAATGACAATTCTATTCTATTAAGTCTTTGATAAATATATCCTAAATTGTAATGTATTGTTTCATTTTCAGGAGCATATAATAAAGCCTCTTCTAAATATTGTAAACATTTCATTAAATTATCTTGACAAAACATACACAATTGTGTATATATACTTATAATTTGTTTTAAAGCAAATTCGTCATCGAAAGATACATGTAAAATTTTTTGAAAACTACTTAATGCCTTGGAAAAAATAGATTCGTTTGTAGGAGATAATAGAATATCCCCATCTTTTCTTCTATGAGTACTTGTTTTTAATAATGTGATTTGATCTTTTATTTCTTTTTCTGCATAATTTTTATATAAAGTACCAAGTGTAAAATAACTTTCTATATAAATATTTCTTGATATTTTTGGATCACTATCAATTAACAAATAATCAGTCACTTCTAAACAATTTACAAAATTTTCTAATAATTCTATTGCTCTTATACGATACGTTTGTGCATCTTTATCTGATTGAATAATTTTAGAAACATACTCGTTTACTAATTTTAAAATAGTATTGTGATTTTTCATCATATATTCCTTATCATATTTTTTTAGGTTAAAAATATTAGACATTACTAATCTTATAATATCATTAATTTTAAATCAAAAAATGAATTTTAATATTTTATATAAAAAGAGTAATGTCTTATATATATAATACTCTATATGGAATCGGTCAAAATAATAGAATCAAAGAATGTAATATTTGTGTTGTTGACAAGATAAATTATTCTTTAATAACATATTCATATTGTTATTTAAATGGTACAAAAGTAGAATGTACGAAAAATATATATATTGATAAAGATACAGGTCATTATCAAAATGCAATACTTTACGCACAAGAAAAATGGAAAACTAAAATTGAAAGTGGTTACAATACTGACATTGAGATTATTAAAAAAGAAATTACTAAAAAAGAAAGCACTAAAAAAAATATTTTTATAATTTAAAATACAAAATACCAAATATAGAATATAGAATATAGAATATAGAATATCAACTATAGATCATTTGTTTAGAATCTATTTTATTTTTATTTATAATATCTAGAGTATCTAGAGTATAAAATGAGTAATCAATATGGGATGAAACCATCTAGAAAGCCTTTAAAAGGTCAAGTGGTTACATCTAATTATGGTAATTTCGATACATTAGTTGTTTCAAATTTACAATTAGAAAATATTAATATAGCTGGTCTTTTTCAAGATGGTGTATTTGAAAATGTTATTATAAGAGATTCACAAATTTCAAATACAGTTATTGGTGTCGATTCTCCAAACGTTGGTAATTTTACAAATTTAAAATCATATCAAAATGTTAATTTTTTAAGTAATATATACGATTCGTATGTAAACTGGGATCCAGACACATCTATATTTTCTATTAATAATGGTGATTTAAAAGTTAATGGATGTTCTTATTTAGATAATATTGAAATATGTAGAAATGATATAACAGCTATAAATTTAAATGGTGGTATAAATATGTATCCAAATGGAGTAGGATCCTTAAATTTTTACGGACCTATTAATATGAATAGTACATTTGGTAGTTTTTATAGTAAAATATCAGATGGAGGAGTTCTTTTTAATATTAAAGAAGATTTTATAATCAATTCTTCAAAAGGATCTCATTTAGTTTCTACTTTTGACAAACAATCATATACTACTATTAATGGAGATATAGAATTAAATACAGAAACATTAAATGCTATAAATATTTCACGAATAAATGTTACAACTTCATCTATGCAAATAGGTACATTTACTAATCATAATCTTAATGTAGGTGATTCTATTATTTTATCTAGTACAGGTAGTTTAGATAATACATCGTATATTGTTGATAATATATTTTCAGACAATAGTTTTTCATTAAATTATACTAGTTCTTTATTAAACGATATTACAAAAGGTTCTTTAACAAAAGTTGCATCGAATAATATTATCTTGAATACGAAATCTTTTGTTAAAATACCTACTGATACAAGACTTAGTTTTGGAACTACATCAAATTCTATTTCTGGTGATAACGGTAATTTATTAATAAAAAGTTTAGGAAATACATCTTTTAGTGTATCTAATATACAAATTCCTCAATCTACAGCTATTGATTTTACATCTTCTCCATTTATAACAACAGGCAATAAAATTGTATATGATGGAACAGATATGAATTTTATAGCTGCAAATAAATTTATTTTTTCGAGTAATATCACACAGATTAATTCAACAAATACAAGATTTTATGATCCTGTTTTAACAATAGGTGATTATACTCTTGGAACTAACGATTTAAAAGATAGAGGTATCGAATATAGATATCTTTCTTCGTCAGGTTCTATGAAAACCGGTTGGTTTGGTTATAAAGTATCATCTAATAAATTTACATTTATACCAGATTCAACAAATGTAAATGAAACTATATCAGGAACACCAGGAGAATTAGAAATTGGTAATCTTAATGCAACAAATATATCAATAAATTCAGGTGGTAGTTTTAATTTAAATTGCGGAGAATTAATAAATACAAATAAAATAACTGGATGTGGAAATTATTTAAATGTAATTGCATTAAATAGTTTTAATTTAAGTGCAGGTTCTATAATATTAAGCGCCACAAGTAATATAAATATACCTAACAATATACCTATTAATATAGGTACAAATGGAAGTTCTATTATAGAAAAATCAAATGGCAATATAAATATAACGTCTCATCAAAATATTGGTATTTTTACACAAAGTAAAGGATCTATTTTTATACCTATTGAAACAAAACTTTCATTTGATGGATCAAGTATAGGGTCTAGAAGTATTTATTCAAATACTTTTGGAAATTTATACATTGATGGTAGTAAATCTATTTATTTAAATGCAACTTCTGGAAATATCATTATACCACAAAATATATCTGGTGTTACATCAAGTAGTTTACAATTTGGAAATGATTCTGAAGTTATTTATGGAAATACAACTGGTATTTATATTTATTCAAGAAATTCTATTAATGAAACATCTTTGTCAAATATTAATCAAAATGCATCTGGTAATTTAAATCAAACCATTTCAGGAAATGTGAATGAAACTGTCAATGGTAATGTTAATATAACAAGTATTTTAGGAAATATATCATTGCAATCAAATACAGGTGATATCAATCTTTTTACAACAACTGGTAATACGAGACTTTTACAAGGTTCTAGAATCGTATTTGGTATTTCTGGTACAAGTAATTCTATTCGTGCAGATACAATTGGAAATTTAGTTATTAACGGAAATACTTTAAATACAATTGATATAAAAAACGTCGATACGATCAATTTAAATGCAGCATCTACTATTCGGATTTCAACTGGGACAACACTTTATTTTAGTTCAGATAATTCTAGATATATCCTATCAGATATTGGTAGTAATTTAAATATAAATAATAACATTGGCGATACATATTTATCATCAATAAATACTATTATTAATAATGTATCTGGGTCTTTATCTGTAAAAAATATATCAACAAATATAAGTTCAGGATCATTTATTGTATCTAGTAATAGTGTATTATTAAATTCACAGGATGTAAAAATAAAAGATCCTATTTTAACACTTGCAAATTATAATTTAGTAGCCAATGACAATTTAGATAGAGGTATAGAATACAATTATTTTCTAAATTCTTTAAAACAAGGTTGGTTTGGAAGAAAAAATAATACAAATCTCTTTACTTATTATTCAGATTCTATTAATGTAAATGAAATTGTATCTGGTACATTAGGTAGTGCTCAATTTAATAATGTTTATTTACAAAAAGGCATCTTTTTTTCTGGATCGGAACCAGGTGAAATTGATATGAATTGTGGTACAATTGCTAATTTAAATACGATTCTTGGATGTAACGGAACGGTTAATGTAAGTACGCAAAATATATTATTATCTGGAAGTAGTAAAGTTCAAATACCTTATAATACACCACTTTCATTTGGTACTACAAATAATAGTATATCTGCAGATTCTAATGGATCATTTATTATTACAGCTATGGGTGGCTCTGGAACTGTTGTTTTAAATTCAAATGTTCAAATTAATGGAACTACTTCAAATGTATATAGTACAGTAACTAATATAAAAGATCCTATATTATCAATTGGTGGTGTAACTGGTCCTTTATTAAATGATGGAAAAGATAGAGGTATCGAGTTTAAATGGAATAATGACAATTCTATAACTGGTTCTAGAACTGGATTTTTTGGATACAAGAATTCATTGGAAAGATTTGTTTTTATACAAAATGGTATTAATAACGACGAAGTTTTTAATGGTAGTTATGGAAATGTACAATTTGGAAATGCATTATTAACAAATATTGATTTGCAAAATGGTATTTTATCAAATACAAATACAATTTCAAGTAAAGACTCTTTTCCTTTAAATATTAATAGCAATAATAGTATCAACTTGAGTTCTGGTAATGTAAATATGCTTTACAATTCATTATTAAATTTTGGTTCAAGTAATAATAGTATTTCTGCAGATACATATGGGAATTTGAACATAAACGCAAGTTCTGGAAATGTAAATTTTTTATTATCAACAAATGGTAATAGTTCAATTAATCTACCACAAAATGTACCTTTAAACTTTGGTAATAAATCATCTGGTAATTATATTGTACAAAATACAACTGGAACATTTGTAATTAACAATTCATCTGGTAATATTAATTTACAACCAAATACGTCATTTGGATCTATTAATATACCAACTAATAATTATTTAAATTTTGGTGTTAATTCAACAAAAAACAGTTTATATAGTGATGGTCAACAACTAATTATAAATGGATATAGTGGTATTAATATTAATAGTACTAGTTTTAATATAAGTGGAAATGTCAATGTTACAGGTACGATAACAGCTGCTGTAAATACAGATTTTGATCTTAATCGTTATATTTTACCATTGGGAACATCACAAATTCTTAATATTACATCAGTTGAAAATTATAGTGTTTCAGAAAGTAATTTTATAAAAATTACAACATCTTTACCTACAAATTATACAATAGGAGATTCTATAACTGTTAGTAATTCAAATAGCGTTCCTTCTGTAGATGGAGTATATAGTGTAAGTGGTATACTTTCTCCTACATCATTCTTTATTAATTACGGTACATCCATTACAACTACAGGTGGATCAGTAGGTACAGTTAAAAGTAATTTAATGACACCTCAAGGTAAAGATGTTGGTATTCAAATTAATTATTGGAATAGTAGTAGTGTTACAGCTGGTAGTGCTGGTTATAAAACTGGTTTCTTTGGTTTTAAAAACAACACCAATAGATGGGCATTCTATAATAATGCAACTATTGCTAATAATATTGTTTCAGGAAGTTTTAGTGATATTGAAGTAAATAAAGTTTTTACATCATTTATGAGTGGGTTTAGATTAGAAGGACCAGTTTCAGCAGGTTCAAATCAAATAAGTGGTAATAATTTTCAAATTTTAGGTGGAAGTATTAATGGAACACCAATAGGAGCAAATACAGCTCAAACTGCAAGATTTTCTACTTTAAGTAATACTGTAAGTGCTTCTTTACAAAATGTTACATTAACATCTTCTTTAGCATATACATTTGAACGTTATACTTTATCATCATCTGGTTTAACCACTAGAAATCCGAGTGTAGCTTATGTTGTTTCTTTATTTAGTGTATCTGGCCCTAGTTATACAACAAGTTCTGGAACAATGCCATCCAATACTGCAAATATACCAGATGGAACTTTTAAAATGTTGGTTTGTAGTTCAATAGGTCTTGGATCTTCACATACAGTTTATTTTGGACCAAATAAATTAATTGCTCCTAATCCTCTTGACTCGAATGCTATTCCTACAAGAATTGTTTTTAAACGTCAAGGACAGACAGCTAAATTATTATTTGATGCTCAAGGTAATGGAGGATTAGGTACATGGATTCTTTTGACAAGTGGTGTTTATGTTTCTTAAAAACTTATTTAAAAATATAAATATTAGATAAAATAAAGAATGTCAGAAATACTTCAACCAAAAATACTTCAACCAAAAATACTTCAACCAAAAATACTTAAACCAATTGGATTTGTACAAGAAGATTTTCATTCTGAAGTATTAGATTTTTTATTTGAATTATGTAGTTTTATTTATCCAGATAGACAATTATTACTTTATAATAACTCTGATAGATATAATAATAAAGATCTATTTCTAAAAAAATATAAAAATTTAATAGTAAAAGAATTAAATCATTTTATACCAGATTTAGTATCTGCAGAATTAGAAAAAACATTTATTATTTCATATGATAATATTTTTCATTTAAAATTATTTGAAAATTATAAAGAAAAACTTATTTTTATTGCTCATAGTGAAAATCATACAAGTTCTTTTAAAATGTTGAATATGAATTATTTCTCGTTAACTCCTTTATTAAGTAACAATTACATGTTACCAGTTATTAATAAGACGAATAATATTAAACTGTTAATGAAGGATAGTAAAATAGATCACTTTTTGTTACAATTAAAAGATATCAGTACAAAAAATAATTTAAAAATTATTATGACAATTGGTTATTTTTTAGAAAATAATAAAGATATTAAATTAATAGAAAAATTATTAGGTAGAGAAAAATTTATAATTATTGCTTTTGTACCAGAAATTTCAGATTATTTAAATGATTTAATAAAAAAATATCCTAATTTTATATTTGCAGCACTTAGATTAAAAACAGAAGCTATTAGACATGCAATAAACTATTTAAATATTAATCATTTATTATTTTGTCCACCAGAGAATTCAGATTATTTTAAGAATAGTTGGTCTGGAGCATTAGCATTTGGTCTTGATAATAATTTACATCTTATTGTACCAGATAAAATAGTAGAAATATATAATTTGAAAAATAATCATATATTATCATATAAAAATGAAAATGAAATTAATTTAGAACAATCAATATACACTGAATCATTACAATCTTGGAAAGATAGTGTATTTTCTAGAAATAAAAAGACAATTTCTAATTTTATCCAATTATCACATGACACTAGTATTCACATTGATAAAAAAACATTATCAATAAATTTACTTTGATAATTTAGTTAGTTTTACTTAATAGAAAACATGCAAAGCCATTCCACCAAGTTTCTTTTCCTTTATGATTTGGCATTCCTTTTAAATCATCGTTACCTAAAAATTCTTCATGTCTAAATTCAATCTTTAAATTTAAATCACGAATAGCTCTCATGGTACCATCTCTTACATCAGACCAACACCAATCATCTACCATAAAGATAAATTGATCTTCTAAAACAGGATAATAATATTCTAATGATTTATAATGATCACTTTCAGAATGCCCACCATCGTATAAATAAACATTGAATTTTTTATCATTTAAATCATTTAAATCTACTTTCCAACAATCATTTTCAATTAAATATAAATTTGACTCACCTTCGTATTTTTCTAAAATTTCCATAAAAATATTTGGGTCTCCACCAAATTGACTCCAATTATCAATAAACAATGCATCTACTTTATTTTTATAAATAGCACTAATACTAGAACTTCCATACCAAGTTCCTATTTCTAAATAACGAACATCTGTACAAGTTTCTCCAAAATTAGAAATAATATTGTTATATAAATGCCTAGTATTTGTACCAGTCATTCCTTTATATTCTAATATTTCTTTACCTTCTTTTGTATTTGGATCAATTTTTGAAATACCTTCTCTAGCATTATTAATAGCTCTACAAATATGATCAATTAATACAATGTTTTTATCTGATGCTTGTATCATATTATTGTATTATTGTATTATTGTATTAATTTTTTTTTCATATTTTAGCGACAACTTACTACTATAAAAGTAAATTTTTATGCATATCATCTAAATTACCAATCGATAACTGCGGTATTTGAGAATGCCCATCTATATTTAATCTACAATCTATTTCCTTTAATATATCTATTATTTTACGAGGATTATTTTTACAGTTACTCAATGTTTCTAATAAAACATTTGTAAAAGCACCTCTATCACCTAAATCAGAAGATGTTTGTTCATCTAAACATCCAGAAAACATGAAAATATCTCCATCAGTTTCTATTTTATTATTTGTAAGATAAAATGTATACATATTTATCCAATCATCTTCATTGTATAAATCAGTTTTTTGTTTATTTTTTCGTCTATTATAAAATAGATTATATTCTAAATTTAATATTGTACCACTATGACAACAATCGGTAAAACACCATAACGTAACATCTTTTGGTAAAACTTTTGCTAAATTATCAAATAACCATGTGTCATTTATAAAACCATTTTCTTTATAATCAAGAGGAACTAACACTTGATCTAATTCATTTGTTTTATCATCATCGTCATCTATTTGACTTCCGTGACCAGAATAATAAAATAATAATGTATCCCCTGCCTTAATGTCTTTTGTTAAATTAATAATAGAATCTACAATATTTTTTAAAGTTGGTTTTATTTCAGTTTTATCAGTTAATTTTGTTATATTTTCTACTTTATAATCACAATTTTCTATTATAAAATTTCCAATATTGTTTATATCATTTATACATCCTCCTAATTCATTTCTTGTCCCAATGTAATTTATACCTATTAAAAGTGCTTTTTTCATTTATTGTATATTTATTGTATATATATTATACAATAAATAAAATTTATAATAAATAAAAAGATAATTTATTTCTCCGATTTGTTTTCTTTTAATTTGTTTTCTTTTAATTTGTTTTCTTTTATATTTTCATCTAATAATTTTGTTATATTTGTTCTTCCCTTTTCTGGTTCGTTTAATCTAACTTCATGCAATAACAGTACTCCTTTTCCAACGTTTATATGCATTTCTCCATTTGTATCTTTTAACTTTTCAATAAATTTTCTACATTGGCGTATATTTGTAAAAATTCCTAATATATCAGAATATTCATTTAAAGATAAAACGTACACTCTTTGTCCCATATCTAATTATTATAAAATAAAATAATTAAATATTTTTAACATTCTTTTTCTTTAACATATTCTATCAATTGTTTATATTTTTCTTCAATTGATACTTTTTTAGATTTTGTAGTTGTCCAGTCTTTTTTAGATTCTTTATGTTTTGGATGCAATCTTCCACAACAAAATCCATCACCTTTTACTTTAGTTGCAGGAACATAATAACAGTATTTAGGAATATCTTCTGCTGTAATTTTACATTTTTCTGGTAAATTCGAACCTTTTATATATACTCTTTTTTTTTGAATATATTCTTCAATTGGTTCTTTAAGTTCTTTTTCTTTATTTAGTTGTTGTTTCGTAATAACAATTTTCTCTTTTGGAATTTTATGTTTTTCTCTTTTTGTAATTCTGTCTTCGCATTTATCAATTTTAGGAATTTGAACATTATTTTTAAGATTGTATTCTGATACTCTTTTACAAGTGTTAATAAATTCATCTTCTGTTAAACTTCCTTTCATATAATTACATTGACCACAACACGTTACACAATTATCAATAATATAACCAATTTTATTATCTTTTCTATCAATTCCATTTTTATGATTTTCAGATTTTTCTTTATCACAATAATAACAATTATCATTTACAATTTTTATAAATTGGTCTTTTGTTAAAGCAAAGTCCAAATCCTTTTTCATAGCTCTTCTTAAATATTCTTTATAAGGTACTGATTTTGAATCACTCCATACTTCTTTATCTAAACTTCCATTTCCACCAAAATGTTTTGAAATATGTTGACATCTTTTTATAAATGTTTCTGGATCTAAACTGCCTTTCATAAAATTACAATTTTTACAACAACTAACTACATTCTTTTTTTCATAACTTCCCATACTATCCATTCTATCTATTCCATTTAAACTTTTATCTGAAATAAAATCGCAATAAAAACAATTTGATGTCATCATTTTATAACACATTTCATCAGTTAAATCTTCATTCCAAACAATACCTTTTTTTTGCGATTGACTTTTTATACCACCGAATCTTTGCATAAAATTTTGCGTTCTCCATTTAGCTAAATGCTCTTTATTATTTTGACACCATTTTTTCATATTTTCAGCATTGTGTTTCAAATAATCTTGTTCATTTTCTTCTCTTTTCTTTTCACGATGTTTTATATAATATTTTTTTTCATTTTGTCTTTTATTTCTTTTTTCAATTACATCTGGTCTTTTCTTTTGTTTAGCATCCTTTTCACGACACTTTAAACATCTTTTAACAATACCACCAGATTTTCCAATAAAATCTGATACAAGTCTGTAACATTTACAGTTTGTACATTTTTGTTTAACTTCATTTTCCATATTAATAATCTTAAAATTATTAAAATAGATATTATTTTCAATTTTTATTAGGAGGACTGACAAAAATATACCAGCCATTAATTCGAATATGCTAATCCACCCCGGATAGCGTTTTTATCCTTTAGTTTTCACTAAAAGCCGGACTATATCTTAAGAAAAACGTAATAACGTTTTCCCCAACTCCATTTAGTCTCTGAACCTTCTTCCATTTATGGAAGCTTGGCTGCGGATTGTCCAATCCTAAACATTTTTACCTTTGGGTACGGCTATTAACCGTGTTCTTCTTATATTTTTCAATGTAAGAATGGTAGTTTAGGCTCTAAGGAGGTTCCCGCAATTTGAAGTTGTTGCAAATTAAATTAACATACGGCAAGGTAGGTCAATTCATTTACTAGCCAGTTATATAGAAATTTTTCATTTCCTACTATTTTACACTGTTTTTCATAATAAGTAATAGTAGAACTTATTATGCAGCTGACTGTTTGGCACAGGTTAATGTAAATACATTCTTTAATGCCAGCCATAATTCTAAGAACGTTATAGTTGATAGCATAAACACGAAGTTTAGAAGAACCACCAACGTTAGTTGTAAGTTGAAGAGTAGCATTATCAATACGAGACATATTGACAGTTCCAGAAGGTTGATGTTGTTCAGGGTTTAATGCAAATGAGTAAACATAAATACCAACAGCTGGGATACGAGTATGATGTTGGTATGGTTGAACAAGGTTAAAGTAAGCACCTTCTCTAGTAGAGAAACGATCTTGACCGTTTAATTGAAGCTTAGCATCAACAACACTGTGTCCACCAGAAGCAGATCCAGTATAATCAGCTAATTCCTTAGCATCATCTTGGACTACCCAAACAAGTTCCTTACATGGATGGTTCAATGCAAGTTTGCTCTTAATAGAACTTGATCCTGATGAAACAGATTCAGCTCCAGTAAATTGAAGTTGTTCAATAAGATATTCGTGTTGAACTTGAGCAAATTGACGACGTTCATCAGTATCAAGATAAATATAATCAATATAAAGAGATGCATCAAATCCAGATCCAACTGAAGGAGCTCCTCCAGTAGAAGTGTAAAGTGAAGCAATATCACTGAATGTAATGTTAAATTTAACTTCATGATATTGAAGAGCAATTAATGGAAGAGCTAGACCAGGATTTCTACAGAACCAAAATTGAAGTGGAATATAAAGAGTAGCTGCTGGAGTTGAAGAAGTGTTAGCTGTAGTGCTGTCATCAACGTTGTTATAAGTTTTAGTAGTTAAAGAAATAGTGTTACCAATCATAGTGTTGTATCCAGCTTCCTTTTCAGCAGTTTGAGTTAATTCATTCCAGATGTTTAACCAATCACCATAATGAGTATCAATGGTTTGTCCACCAATTTCAATAACAACAGTGTCAATTAAATTATGTCCAACCATCTTATCCCAAGCAACAGTTCCACCAGTAGTAGATAAAGTTGGAAGGTCAACTTGAAGATAAACTTTATGGATTAAATCACCATTTCTTGAAACAGTGCAAGAAACTTTTCGTCCAAAATCAACAGATCCGGTGAAAGTTTGCTCAATTGCTTCAATGGCAAAGTTTGTGTGTCTTCTATAGACAACCTTAAAAAAAGTAATTTGAGGATTTCCAGTACATTTCCTCTACCTAATCTTTCGATTAAGATTAGACTATATCTTATGAAGATATATTAATTTTTAAATTTGTAAAATCTATAGTTAATAAATCTCCCGAAAACCATTTAGTCGTTGAACCTTCTTCTTTAAATTTTTCTAATTTTTTAATAATATTATTTATTTGAGTTATATCAATTTCTTTTTTTGATGAATTGTATTTTACTGTAACTGGCATCATATTAGACCAATTCCAACACTTTAATTTTTCATCTTCTATTGTTAAATCAAATTTACATACAGGTATAATATGATCAATTGACCAATATGAACCGTAATTATTCCAGTTCATTTCTTTTGTAAAATTATACTCAAACCATTCTCTTAAATATTGAATATTACAACCAATATAATTCATTGTTGAATTATTTTTAATTAAAACAACTCTTAAACGTGCAGCTAATGATTTTTTTAATCTATAATTAATATTAGATCGACTTTCATTTCTACACCATTCAGTTTTCTGTTCTGTTAAAAATTTAGGATAACAAAGTAGACAAATTTTTTTTTTATAAAACTTTTTTAATTTAGAAAAATCTTTCAATGCCTTTTCCTTTTCACATTTTTCACATTTTACTATAACAGTTTCTATTCTTTTTTGTCTACTTTTTTTTTTTCTATCCTTATCCTTTTCATTTAAACATTTTTTACATGTTTTTGAATATGAATTTTCTCTATCGGTATATTTTCTATATTTATTAATTGGTTGTATAATTTCACATTTATCACATATTTTATCCTCCATATACTTTTATAATATATTAAAATTTTTCAATTTTTAAAGAAGCTTGGATGCTGATTGTCCATTGTTATATCTTATTCATTTTTACTATACCCAAGTTTTGTCTTGGCCACAAAATTCTCACGAATTATGCTTAGTAGAATAAGCTTTAGGAGTTTCCAGCAATTTGATTTTCTTACCAGGGTTTTTCAAATATAATATTTCCCTGATTAATGTCAGTGATTCGTTTCGAGTTCACAAAGGGTTTTATGAATATCTTATTGTTTCGATATTCCCCGACATTTTTCTACCCTACTGGATTTTAAGGTAAATATCTTGTGCTCCGTCGGTTTATCTTTTAGTTTTCACTAAAAGCCGGACTATATCTTAAGCGAATAAAATTCGCCCATTTCCATTTAGTCTCTGAAGATTCTCCTTTAATTTTTTATTCTTGTTTTAATTTCAATAAATATTCAATTTTTAGGAGCTTTCCTGCGGATTGTCCAATCCTTTGCATTTTTACCATTGGGTACGGCTATTAACCGTGTTCCTTTATAATATTTCTAAAATAAAGTGGTAGCAAAGGCTCTAAGGAGTTTCCCGCAATTTGAAAATGTCGCAAAATTTAATTTTATTTAAATTTCACTAGCCAGTTATATATGTAAATTATATTTACATCCGTATTTTATACTATTTTTCCTCTATAATTAATACGGTACTATAAAGGTAGCTGACTATTTAGCCCTATGGAATTACAAGGCTACTAATTGCATTAATCCACCACCCATTTTGTTTTTGTTTTTATACTATGCTAAAAGAAAAAAAATTTTCGTAATTAACAAATTAAATCGCATAAAAATACATATCTTTAAATTAATATACAAAAACTTATATTAAGACCATAATATTTACAATATTGTAATATTAATTTACATTTGATACCATAAATTAATATAAAAACAATTTTATGTAAAAATATTATATATCCAAACGAATAAATTATTTTTATTATTATTTGCTACATCTATACATTGATCTATATCAATATGTTCCCACGAATACATAATAGATAAAGGATTTTTTATTATATGTTGTTTCATATCCTCATTTAGTTTATAATTATTTTCTTTTATATCCTTTATATATTTTATTTCGCTATAACTATCACTACTATTTTCTTCTCTTATACACAAGTCATCACTTAATCTTTTTATTACATCATCTATAGTATATCTATCTTTTATACGAATTTGCAACATGCCTAATAATAATATTTTTAAATTGGTATTCAAAAAAATCTTTTTATTAACCTTTTTATTAATAATTTCTTGAATTGTATTCATACTATAAAAACGTTCTAATTCTTTTATATTATCAATATTAGAAAAAGGCAATAAATTAAATATCAATTCATAAATACAAATACCTAAACTCCATATATCTATACGTTTGTCATAAAAACATAGATTATAAATCTTGTTTTTTTTATAAGTAGTAATATTTTCCATTTTTTTCATATTTAATATAATTTCTGGAGCCATATAATAAGGTGTCCCTGATAATTTAAAATACTTTTTTGATAAATTATCTAAATTATTAGATTCAGTTACTTTTATAGATAATTTAGATAAATCATAACAAGAAAAACCAAAATCTGATATCTTAAATTGTATGCCGCTTTCTGTTTTATGCATCAAAATATTATGCAACTTTATATCTCTATGTATTATATTTTTATCATGAAGATATTTTAATCCATTGCTTGTTTGATCAATAAATTCATACATAAATCTATCTGAAAAACCACCAAAACAATTTCTCTTGGCATTTTTATCTTTTTTCAAATATTCATATACATCGCCTCCATTACAATATTCCATATGTAAATAATAAATTCCACGTTTTTTAGTATATCCATAAAATTGTACAATATTTATATGATCTAAAAGAGTTAATATTTCTATTTCGCTTTCTATCATTTCCTCTAATTTATTATAATAATACTCGTGTTCTTGTTCTTGTTCTATTTCAGTTTTGGCGATTACTTTAGCTTTTTTATTCTTTTCTTTATATTTTTTAATCAACTCATTTATATTGATTTTTTTAATTATAAAATAATCTAATTCATCTTTTTTTAAACATAGAAAAACATTAGAAAAAGAACCCTTGCCAATTTCTTTTATTATTTTTATATCATCATCTATATTTGAATCTTTTATTATATTTGATTCTTTTATCATATTTGATTCTTTTATCATATTTGATTCTTTTATCATATGTGATTCTTTTATCATATTTGATAATATCTTATATTATTTTTATTCATATTTTACTTATATTTTTTTATTCATACTTTATTTATTCTTCTTCTCTTCTAATTGCATTAATTTTAGTCAAATCTTTTACATTTTTCTTATTTAAAAAAAGATCAACACTTGGATATTTATTAATAATTTTCCTAAAAGCAATTTTTATATTAGCATCTACATAATAAAACAATTCCTTTTTTACATGATTTTTTTTTAATATGTTGAAAATCATCCTTTCAGCTTTATGATGATCTCCTACTCTTTGAAGATATAAAATAGTACAATCTGGATAATACGTACCATATCTTTGCATTATATGATTTTCTACTTGAGTTTTACTAGTTTTATTTCCAAATTTAGTTTTACCAATTTTAACAATATGTTTATTATTGTATTTTAAATTTGTTCTAATACAATAAATAAATCCATCATTTTCAATCAATCTATTTAATTTAGACATATATCTAATTATTACTTTTTTTTAATTTCATTTTTTTTTTATTTACATTTTTCAAAATATAATTTTGCCGAATTATATCCACTTTCTATTAACATGTTTTTTTCTTCAATTGTCAAATTGTAATTTACTAATCCAGTTATTTTATAAGCATCTATACATATAGTATGATCTATATATTTGTCTAAACGAGTAGATTGTTTCTCTTTTTCCAATATAAAAAATTGCAAAACATTAGACATATAATCGTTAAAATTATTTATTTTAATATCCTGTTCATCCATTCTTTCTTTCATTGATACTAACTTGCATCCTAATACATTTGATAAATCTTCTTTAAAAAAATACATTGGAAAATTTGTTACAATACCACCATCTACATAAATATCTCCTTTATATTTTTCAGCAGAAAATAAAAAAGGTATACTTATAGACATTCTTATAGCCTTTAATATTTTTAATTTAGGAGTATTTTTATAATCGAATATAGCTAATGTATATTTATTTACATTGCCAGCTAAAATTTCCAAATGAATACCAGTTTTTTTATACAACTGGGAAAAAGTAACGTCTTTTGTATATCCCTTTCCTATTAAAAAACTTTCTAACCACTCGATTAGTTTTATACCAGATTCTAAACCATATTTTTGTACAAAATTTTTTAGTCTAACATCACGCATCTTTTCAAAATTTACATTATGTATTTTATCTTTTAATTCTTCATAATTATAACCTAAAGTGTATAATAAACCCATAAAACATCCAACTGAAACACATGTAATTCTTTTAATGTCAATTTTTGGATATATACATTCCATTTCATTAAAATCACTTTTTGATTCTTCAATTAAACGATTCGTTTTTATTTCATCAAAATATTTTATAATACCAACATACGCTATCCCTTTTGCTCCACCTCCACTACAAACTAATGTATCTATATTCTTTTTAAACATTTTGATCTAATTATATTATATATTCTATAAAAATAAAATATATCTTATAACGTAAAATTAAAAGTAACGTAAAATTAACGTAAAATTAAAAGTAACGTAAAAGTAACGTAAAAGTAACTAAGAAAGAATATCAATAAATGTTTTATCAACAATATCTTTTACTATAAAATTCTTTTCAGTAAGATTATTATCATTTTTATAAATAATAAATTTAGAATCTAAATTAACATTTAGATATGAAAAAAATATATCTAGTTTAAAATTATTTTTATCATAATAATACAAGAAACTTCGAAAATCATTTGTTAAATCATCTTCGATTTCAATAATACCATTATCTTTTATACCACAGTATAAAATTATATTTTTCTTTTTAATAAAATTATCTAAATTTTGTCTAAAAATATCAATATCTTTTACCATATCCTTTTTTTTATCTGATATAAAAACTACATTTTGTTCATTTCCATTTTCTACAATATAATGCTCTTCTAAATATAAATACGTTTCGTTAGTATGTTGTAATAACATTTCTGTTTTTTTATAAAAACCATCTTTTTTTCTCATAGATATCTTATAATACGAATAAATATTTAATAAAAAATTAAATATCGTATATTTAAAAATATATAGTAACAAAATACTAAAAAATATACATGCATATATAAACAATACATAATTTAACATTTTTATTTAAAAACAAATATAATTATTAATTATATTTACTTTTAAATGGATTTTTTTTCAATTTTTCAAAATAATAATTTAGATACGAATAATTTAGATACAAAAAAAAAGACTACAGACGCTGTTGATATACGGCCCAACGCTGTTGATATACGGATGTCAGTTAAGAAAGGTAATGTACAAGAAGACAAAAAAAAAGAAATTAATCATGTTTCATCTTATAAAAATATAAGAAAGGGGATGTTTGTGAAAATAATTGGTGTTACTGGTAGTTATTTAAATTATTACAAAGGATATTTTGGAGAAATAAAAGATTATAAAAGGGAACAAGATTTTGCAATAATTTTTTTACACGGGCCTGTTAAGGTAACAATTCTAAGATTTCCAATATATCATTTTATTATTGAACCAGATTGTTTTTAAATATCGTAAAAATTTGTATATTTAATTATTCTAGTTGTATTAAATAATTCATGTATTGTTTTCTTGAAGAATTTTAAAGCTATTAATTTATTAGTTATTACATCATCTTTTTTTACATTTATAACGTTTTTATTTATAATATAAAAACTACATTTTTCGCTAGGATTTTTATTTAAAAGTAATACAAATATGTTTTTATATTCATTTTTAATATCGCCATTACTTATATATATAAACCAAGTATCATTTGGAGTTTTTAATTTTAAATCTTTATACATTCTATTAAACGTAAATAATCCAGATTTTACAACATCACTTTTATCTGATTTAAAATAATCTAAACTTTTAAAAATATTTAATTTATATTCTTTAAATGTCACTATTATATATGTTTCTAAACATTTTGCTATGTTATTTATATCTTGCAAGTTTTTATCTAAATCAATACAATAATAAATATCTAGTATTTTTTTAGAAGAATTACATTTAGAATCTTTATCTATATGTAAATCTTCTATATTTTTTATTAATTCATCACATTCCATTATCTGCAAATTTTTAATTTTATATATATTTTTTTTTATCAATTTTTTTTAATCTAATTTCTTTTTTTCAGGTAATACACATGTCAATGCCTTTTTAGAACAAACTGCTCTATATTGTTCATATTGTTCTAAAACTTTTTTAAAAGAAGGTGTTGGAATAGTAAAAAACGTATTATTTTTAAACTCTATTACTTTTTTATAATAATCTTCTTTTGAAATTTTTTTATCACTAAACATTTGTTTCAATTTTATCTTTTCATCTTTATAGCATTTTTTTTCTTGACATATTAATTTTTTATTTACCTTATCTTTAATTAAATATAACCAATACATTAATTCAATACGTCCAACTAAATATGGATCAATAGGTAGTTCTTTTACAAATATCTCTAGCGAATTTCTACAAAAAATACATGGTAAGATCATTTCTAAATTAGAAAGAAATTCTTTAAATGCCCTTTTTATTTTTATATCACCCTTCGTTTTTATTTTAATGGGATATCTCCCTATTATCGCAGTAAATAAGAAATCCCAACAATTTGGACCCCACTCTGAAGTTGCCATTCCTTGAAGAGAATGAAATATAGAATAATCTATATCTTCTGGTAACATTACTTTCATATACATTATATTTATAAAAAATATAAATATAATTCAATTAATTAATTCCGAATTATTTAGCTCGTATTTGATTTTTAAATTAGTTTTGTTAAAAGTTACATTTTTTGTTAAAAATAACCAATATGTGTTTTTTATTTCCATTTAAAAGTTCCTTAAAGAATTTCTAATCCACGTCGAAGTGATGCAGGGCTTTGTTCATAACTGCTTTGATTCCATGGTCCAACGCTTTCTTTTGGAATTGGTGGTAAGACTCTTAAATCTAGATACGGGATTTTATTACTCTGCATTACTGTATTAATACCAGCGTGATACCCACTTACTAGAAAGTTTTGTTCTTTTAATAATTGCGAAACAGGATTTTCTTTAGCAAAGGCGTTAGCGACATCGTATTTTGGTAATAGATCTGCTGCAGTAAGACGATCTGATCCTGCAACAACATTATCAATTTGTTGTTGTTGTTCTTGTGCAGTAGGTATATTTGCTGGTGTAAAGGTTACACGTTCAGATTCATTAGCTGCTTGTTGAAGAACTTCTGGAGCGACTGGTACTTCGTCTACATTTTCTAACTTTTCTTTAGAACCTACTTTCATATATGACATAAAAAAATATATTAATCCTACTATTAATAAAATTTTAACAAGATCATTTGATTGAATTGTCTGTATAATATTATCCATTATTCTTTTTTTATTATAGTATAACAAAATAAATTTTTTTTTTGATTATGTTTTTAAATATTTAATTCGTTTTTATACTTTTGTATACTTTACTTTACTTTACTTTACTTTACTTTACTTTACTTTACTTTACTTTACTTTACTTTACTTTACTTTACTTTACTTTACTTTACTTTACTTTTACTTTACTTTACTTTTACTTTTACTTTACTTTACTTTACTTTTACTTTTTTAAAACTAATTTAAACATTTGTGTATATGTATACAAAATGAAGAGAATTATGTTAGACAGTGAATATTTTTCAGATATAGAAAATAATGATTGTATAAATGATAGTGGTAATTTAGATATAGATGATTTTTACTTTTACTATTCAAATGATATATTAATAATGTATGAAGAAATTAAGGAAAATTTTACGAAATCTCCATTTTTTCTATCTAATTTAACTTATCCAATCTTAACAGAATTTATCTTGGATATTATTTTATCTAATAAAGTTATTAAAAAAAATAATTTGGATAATTTTAATCTTTTTTATCAAGTAGAAATACAGAGTTCCTATAATATATTAAATGATTTTTTAAGAAAATTCAAAAAGAATATACCATATAATAATTATCTTCAATTTTGTTTTAAATTATCTGATCTACATGAATTTAAAAATAATGCATTACATAGGAGTGCAGCTGTTTAATTATTTTATACATTTACCTTTTTTATTTGTTATTTGTTTTTTTGGTATACCTGTTATAGCATTAATACACATAAGCAAACAATCATGTCTATCATCAAGCTTTCCTACAAGGGTTGGTTTCCATTTATCTCGTTGTTCTTGTGAAAATTTATTTTCTAAAAACCACTCTCCGTATTTGATGGAAAGCCATTTTCTTTGAGCATATTTTCCTTTTAATTTACATTCAATTTGCGGACCTGTATAAGCTTTTAATTTTTGTGAAGCTCTTATAAATCTTATAGGAATAGTATTTTTATATAATTCTACAAATTTACCATAAAGTATATGACTTACAAATAACGATTTAGGATTACATTTTGGTTGTAATTCTATAAGAATACTCGTTAATGTTTTAAATACAGGATTTTGATCATATATTTCTTGTAATCTATTTATAAAAGTATTAGCTATATCTTGTAAAAGATAATCATCAATACTTTTCTTTTTAAAATCATTAAGTTTTGTTTTTTTAATTTCTTTAGGAAAATGAGTCTTACATGTATAAATTAATTGTTCATCCTTCTTATATTTCATACAACATTTTCTACCACATAATTTACCATTTTTAAATGAAGATTCGCAATGATAATCATCGCCATCTAATATATTAAATGTATCCCATAATAAAATATTATATTCTGAATTCATTATACATAAACTTAAATTCCTCAAACCAGGATCGCAGCAAAGTGTAATCATTTATAATATTAATATATATATATATATATATAAAGTTTAAATTAAACGATAAATTGAATTATATATATATATATATATTATCATTCGAAAGAAAGTAAAAACCTGAAGAATTATACAAATGTGTACCTTGCCGTCTAACGACGTCTTCGTTAAAGGTATTTGAAATGAAATAGATAATAATATTAGTCGATAAAATCATCTTCTTTACAATTCTAGGTTATACGTAACATGCAATTAATTCGTCTAGAATATAAAATTAAAAAATTACTATATATCAATATGCTTCTTAATGAGTTTGAAAAATTAGCACTTCGTAAATTTAAAATTAAAAGTATTTTACCAGATGCAACTATACTTATATTAGGAAAAAGAAGATCTGGAAAAAGTTTTCTTGCAAGAGACATCTTTTTCCACCATAAAAATATACCTTCTGGTATAGTATTTTCTGGCACAGAAGAAGCATCTCCTTTTTTTGGAGATTTCGTACCAGATTGTTTTATACATTCAGAATATGATCCAGAATTAATAGATAGTATTATGAATAGACAAAAACGTAAAATTAGAGAAGCAAAAACACAAGGTCTTTCTGAAACAGGTAAACATCAAAGTAATAACTTATTTATCGTTTTAGATGATATGTTACATGATGCAGCAAGTTGGAAAAAGGATAAAACTATTAAAAGTATTTTTTTTAACGGAAGACATTTTAATTTTCTTTTTATTTTAACCATGCAATATGCTCAAGGAATTCCACCTGAATTAAGAAGTAATATTGATTATGTATTTATCTTTAACGAACCTTCGGTTGCTAATAGAAAAAGAATCTATGACGCTTACGCTGGTATGATTCCCTCGTTTGATCACTTCTGTAACATATTAGACGCATGTACTCAAGACCATGAATGTCTAGTTATTAAAACATCTGGTAATACTTCTGATTTAAGAGATCAAGTTTTCTGGTATAAAGCGGAAGCACATACTGATTTTCGTGTAGGAAATTCTAAATTATGGAAATATCATAGTTCTAATTATAATTCGCGTTATGGAGAGGAAGATGAACAAAATCAAGAACAATTAGATAAATTAAAAAAGAAATTTGCAAAAACAAGAAAATTAAAAGTTATTGTTTCTAGAGAAGGAGAAATTGTTGGATATAAACAAGAGGATGAATAATAAGCTTTAACTTAAAAATAAAATGAATATGAATATTAATATGATACTACCTACTGAAATTATGTTAGAAATTTATGATTATTCAAATGTTGAAACTAAAATCAAATTAAACAGTATCTTGGGATTGTCTTATTATGTAAAAAATCCATTCCAGAATATTAATACAAGACCTACTAATATTAATTTTAGGACACTTGTTATGGGTACAACATTTTACAGATATGCCAGTTACAAAGGCTCTACTATTATACTTCCAATGTAAATATTAATGAGAGTGTTGTTTAAACTAAACTAAATTATGTCATTTTCTTTTAAGTATTTATACGTTTTACTTCCAATTTTAACACGCCTTTTTGTCAAAGGATTTTTTATCCATAATTCACTTGATACATTTTCTTGTATTTTATCTAATTCATTTTCTATATTTTTTCTACACATTGGACATATTTTATTATTTATCTCAACATGTGTTTTTAAACATGTTTTATGAAATTCATGTTTACATTCTAAAGTAACAACGTCTTCGTTACTTTCATTTGTTGTATCAAAACAATCAAAACAAATAGAACAAACAAAATCTTTATTTAAAAACATTTCAAATGTAAATTCTTCATCTAAATCGCTTAAATTATCTCTGTAATTTTCAGTAAAATATATATAATTATAACAGTCTTGTAATTTTTCAGAAACAAGTTTATAATTAATTATATAATTTTCAATTTCAAAACACCTAGTAGAATAATATCCACTATTATACATTTCGTCTAAACTATTCAACTCTGTAAAAACATCATCTATATTTAACAGTAAATAATTATACATAAATTCTTTAAATATATCAATCTTTTCATATTGAAGATATTTAATTAAACAGGTAATCCAAGATTGATGTCTAACATAAATAGTATAACTAGGATCATCTCTACCTCCAGGTTCATAAGTATAAGGATTATTATCTAAAAAAGAATGAAACGTTAATAGAATAGTTTCTATACCCATACTTGACGTCCATTTTTCATTTTCCGATGGCCATGTATTTAAAATTGTACTACAACATTTTCCATCTTTATACATGTTAGGATGTATTCTAATATTGTCATGATTTACAAATGTTACTTTTGGTGGAGAGTGTGGATAATTATCAGGAATTTCAAAATCTAATCGGATAAATGTATGACGATAAACAGAATCACGTGGAGCTTTTATAATAGTATGTAAAATATTTATATTACTTTCATCTTGATAAACAAGATAATCATTTTCTAATAAGGAACGTGTATTTTGCTGTATATACAAAGATCTTATTTCTTTTCTAAATCGTTTATTCATTTTATTTATATATAATCTAAATCAATAAAATCAATTTTTAAACTTTTTTCTTTAATGTTAATTTCCCATTTTTATATAATAAAAATAAATGATCCTTTAATACTTCTAATTCTTTTTCTTTTTCTCTTTTTATTACCATTTCCTTTTCCTTTTTTCTCATTGTTAATTTTTGTTGTTCATTTAAAGGATATTCTTTATCAGGTACATAAATAATATGGTCATTTAATTGAACACTCCATGTTAAATTTAATTTTGGATTTACCAACATAATATAATCCGGATATTCTACTTTTAATAATAATCCACCTGTTCTAAATTTTTTATTATGTATATTTAAATATCGAATCCATGTTTTAAATGGAGTCATATATCTTAATATTTTTTTTTCTTTTAATGTCTTTAAAGCAACATAATTATCTAATTTATGTACCATATCATATCCTGTCATATGATCCTGTTTACTACCATATTTTGATTTCTTATAACCAGAATTTACTATACTAACAAATCTATTTTCACTTTCACTTTCACTTTCACTTTCACTTTCACTTTCACTTTCACTTTCACTTTCACTTTCACTTTCACTAAATATACTTTCATCATTTTTATCGTAATCTTTTTGTTCATCAGAAGATGTACTAGAATCTTTTTTTTCTATTGTGATGCGAGTATGTTTATATCTATTCATTCGTATATTATATATAGATATATTTTTTATTGGTTAAATACACATATATGCTTAATTTACAATTATTAAAAGAAACTCCATTATTTATATTAAAAAAATTACCAACATCTATTATGCAATATATATATGATTTAACAATGAATTTTTATAATAACGCAGACGAGATTATACCACGTCTTTGGTTAGGTAATCATAAATCTGCATTAGATGCATCTTTTTTAAAAAAAAATAATATTAATGTAATTATCAATTGTACAAAAAACAAATGCTTTATTGATAAACGTCAAGAAAATAATAACATTACTGACAATATAGAAATGTATAGAATTCCTGTTAATGATAGTTTATTGGAATGTGATTTTATTATTATGCAAGCATATTTTAAAATAATAGTTCCTTTATTGTTAAGAAAATATACAATAGAGCAAAAAAATATACTTATTCATTGTCATATGGGAAAACAAAGAAGTGCAATAGTAGTAGCTGCTTTATTAAAAGTACTTTTAGATTATAATTATATAAAAATAGATACAATTCCTAAAGAAGATGTATCTCTGGAAAAACAATTTAATTATATATGTAAATATATAGTTAGTAAAAGGCCACAAGCTTTTACATTTGGATATAAAATTAATTTTACATTATCCTTTTTTAGATTTTTTAAATAATAATAATAATATATGATGCCAAATATTAATTTGTGTCAATATTCTGATTTATTTGGAAAACCAAATACTGGTTTACACACATATAGATTTTTAAATATAGCTATTGTGGACGTAATTGCAACATTTTTATTAGGAATTTTTATAAAAGAATACTTTTTAAAAGATACTAGTATATTATATATTAATATATTTCTTTTTATATTAGGTATTATTATTCATAGAATGTTTTGTGTTGAAACAACAATTGATAAAATTCTTTTTAAATAAAAACCAATAATATTAATTTACTATTTTTATTTTGTTTTATAATTATAATAAAATGAATGTATACGTTATTATTATTGTATTATATTTAATGTTTGTGATGGGTATAAAATTATCAACTATTTTACAAACACTTGTCGCACCAGCTTTAGCATATTTAGTATATTTAGTTACTCCTGATTCTTATCATAAACAAATTATAGAAAAAATTACAGAACATCCTATATTTAAACAAATATATCCAGGATACGATAAATTGATAGATATGGATTTTTTAAAGAAAAATCCTATATATCTTTTATATCATCTTATTATACCAACTATTATTGTTATTATTATATTAAGAGTAAGAAAAGTATATTTAAGCATAAATGCATTTTTAAATGATACGTCAAATGAATTTAGTAATTTATGTCCATCTTCTTATAAACGTAATCTTTTTCCATTGTTGATACCATTTTACAATCCTATTTTGTTATTATTTATCTGGTTACCATTAAGCTTTTGGTTTAAAAATTTACCAATTAGCATCATCAATTCTAATCAAAAAACAATAGAATCAAAAGATACAAATAGAGAACCAGATGCTTATATATCAAGGTCATTTATAGTATACTATATTACTTCTGTTATATTTTTATACATTATGATGTTTAGAGCTTGTAAAGTTCCTGTTGAAGCTGTATCTGAAGCTGTATCTGAAGCTGTATCTGAAACTCTACCAGAAACTCTACTAGAAACTCTACCAGAAACTATTTCATCTTAATTATCATTTTATACACTTGGATAAAACACCCACCTAGTTGTTTTATCAATTTCAGACATGTGTCCAACTATTTTTTTGAATATATCATCTTGTTGACGTAATTTATCATTGCTTTTTAATAATGGAAAATATTTTGCAAACTCGTGAAGATTTAATATTTGAAAAAATTTACAAAGTGTATAACTATAACTCAAAAAGTTTTTACGTGAAGGTGGTTTATACTTTTCATAAGGATCTTGTATTTGCTGAAACATCTTTTTAATTTTCTCCTCTATTTCCTGTGTTAATGTAAATGGAGGTCTACCATTTAATCTATTAATAATACCAATTACATTATCATAATAATCATTTAAATTCAACTTTTTGAGATATCTTTTTACCTTTTCTTCTGTTAAAGCATTTAAATCATTTATTCTTTCCTTTTTAGCTTCTAAAATAACTTTATCTAACACATCTTGTGGAATCGCTCTCGCCTCTTTATTTTGAAACCGTCTGAGCCAATCTTCGAGGTGTGATCTTTTATCATATGTAAATTGTGGTCTATAATCATAATCTTGTTTCTCTTTATAAGATAATTCATTAGCCTGTTCAATTGTATTTTTACAAATTCCGCAAAGTGGACATACTAAATAACTATGTTCTACTTTAAATGAAATATTACAGTCTTTGCAAATTAATGATTCTCTTTTAATAGTCATCTTTTGTGTTTTGTTATCTGGTTCAAATTTTAAGAGGTATTCTTCTACTAAATCTACCTTTCCTTCGTTTATTTGATTTAATTCTAAACTAATTTCTTCACTTAATTCGTTTAAATTTAACAATTCACCTTCACGATTTTCTAATTCTATATATTTTTGAATTATCTGAGTAGATTCTAATAAATAATCACATAAATTAGTATTACTTTCCAATTTACCCTTTTCATTTTGTAAATTTCTTAACAACTTTTTATTCTTTAAATCTGTTGTATCCTTTTCTATATTTTTAATATCACTTTTTATTTTTTGCAATTTATTATCATTTACAAAAAGTTCTTCTAAACGATGTTCATGTTTATGTAAAATAGAATGTTGACTTTTTGATTTTTTTGTTTTTTGAAAATTTTTAGAATATGTTGGTGTACCTACAGTATCTTTTTTTTTTCTCATCTATATCTTATTTATTATTATTATGTTTAAATAAATTCTATATAATATTTTTAATATACATATATATTTATGAAAATCTTTAATAATACTTTTTATAAATTAATTTATGATTTAGCAATAATGTCAAATAATGTTTACACATATATAAATCATTCCAACTGGATAGATTTACCTAATTATACAGTAACAGATATAACAAATGATAATAATACAGTTAAATCATTTTTATTTTATAATAATCAAACTGGAAATAATATAATTAGTTTTAAAGGTACCACAACCATAATTGGACTTCAAGAAGAAGAATATTATGACAAATTTGGTTGGCAAGATCTTTCAAGTTCTTATAGTGATAGATTTAATGATAATTTATACTTTTCTTGTTGTTTTTACAAACAATCAAATATATTTAATAAATCATTATGCGATTACGATTCATTTAATAATATTTGTTCTAAAAAATGTTATAAAAAGTCTACTTTTTTTAATTTAAATTATATAAATCTTGCAAATGACATTGTTGAAAATATAAAAAAAGATATAAATTTTGACAATATTATTTTTACTGGACATTCATTAGGTGGTACAATAGCTACTATTATGGGAATTTTATATAACAAGACATCAATTGCATTTCAATCACCTGGAGATAAACATTATTTAGATTTAATTGGTCTTCATTCTCATCAAAACACATATCATTTTGGACATAATGCAGATCCTATTTTTATGGGCACTTGTGGAAATACTTGTTGGACATTTGGATATAATATCTATACAAAATGTCATTCTGGTTATACTTGTACTTATAATGCTAAAGAAAAATTAGGATATACAGAATCTATATTAAATCATCGTATAGATTCTATTATAAAAAATATTATACCACATTGGGAAAATGATTTTCCAGAATGTATACAAGATATCACTTGTTCTGATTGCGAATCGTGGGATTATAATTAAATTATATTTGATATAATAAAAAATATAATTTTATTAAATTACAATATACAATATACACTATGAATAACAAATTACCAAATGAATTGTTGATTATTATTTATAAAATGACAGATATAGAAACACGTATAAAATTAAATAAAGTTTTAAATTGGAATTTTAGATTTTTAAATCCATACCAAAATATAGATTTAATTAGAAAAAATTCTTTTAAATATAGAACACAAAAAATATTTTTTTCAATTGGTGGTCATACATTATCTATATAAATATAATACAAATACGAATAAAATTAATATTAAAATTAATATTAATTTTTTATTTATTCATTATCCCTTTTTTTAAAACGTTTCATTATTTTATCAAATGGATTTTTACTTTTAATACTACTTAAACTTTCAGGTATGCTACGCACGCTACGTACGCTACGCACGCTACGTACGCTGTTATTATCTGAATCTATTTCTCTTGTTGGCGGCCCTTCTTCAAGTTGCAACACAGATTCACCTTTGTCTCCAGATGGTCCTTTGTCTCCAGACGGTCCTTTGTCTCCAGATTCACCTTTGTCTCCAGATGGTCCTTTGTCTCCAGACGGTCCTTTGTCTCCAGACGGTCCTTTGTCTCCAGATTCACCTTTGTCTCCAGATTCACCTTTGTCTCCAGATTCACCTTTGTCTCCAGATTCACCTTTGTCTCCAGATTCACCTTTGTCTCCAGATTCACCTTTGTCTCCAGATTCACCTTTGTCTCCAGATTCACCTTTGTCTCCAGATTCACCTTTGTCTCCAGATTCACCTTTGTCTCCAGATTCACCTTTGTCTCCAGATTCACCTTTTGACCCTTTGTCTCCAGGTTCACCTTTTGACCCTTTGTCTCCAGGTTCACCTTTTGACCCTTTGTCTCCAGATTGTCCTTTGTCTCCAGGTGGTCCTTGGGGGCCAGGTGGTCCTTGAGGTCCTTGATGGGGTATTTCTGAATTATCACTACTACTTGAACTTGAACTTGAGCTACTACTGCTACTTGAACTTGAGCTACTACTACTGCTACTTGAACTTGAGCTACTACTTGAATCTTTTAATTTTAATTTTGGGTTTGATTTAAAATTTTTTATAGACCGCCCGAGTTCCTAATGATGGTGTCCTCGACGATGTCCATGATGATGGTGATGATTTCCTTTTAATTCAAAGTACAAGCTCTTGTTTTCAGTTGCTCGTAATGCATCACGAAGTCTATCAGCTTCTTGTGTTGATAATAGACACTTGATACTTGCTTCAGAATTAGAAATCTTATCTTTCAATTCACTATATTGGAATGCCATTTGTTTAGAAAGATCTCCTTTATTTTTAAGACCTTCTATTTGAATAGATGATGTATTTTCACTTGCTTGTTTAGCAAGCATTGCAAATTGATTTGTTGAAGATAATATTGTATCAGCCTTTCCTTGGTAAATATCTTTTGTAATATTTCCAAAGTTTGACCAGTTATTATCACTATGAGTTTTAAGATAAGCCGCGAGTTCAGTTGTATTTTTTTGTCCTTCAATACGACCTGCAGTTACAGCATCATTTGTAGCAGCATGAGCTCTATAAACAGATTGATCTATACTCATAGCTGTTCTATAAATATTATCATCTATATGACCAGCTACACGTTCAGTTGCCAAGAGATTATCAGCTGCACCCTTTCCGACAGAATCATTTAAAGCAGCAGAAGTTCGATAAACAGTGTCTCTAGATGATCCACCTTCTGCTTTAATACTATCACTAAGTAAATTAAAGTTGCGATTTTGCCTGTTTTCATTGGCATATTGTGCTCGATCTTGTATATCCAAGATTTCTTTTGTTTGGCCATTTTGTGATTTTAATGCTTCAACATTTTGGTAACTTTGAGATTTCAATAAGTCACCGTCGACTTTTCCGATTAGATCGGATAAATATTGCGTTTGGTCATAACTAGCTTTTAATTGGGAAGGATCCATTTTTATAACTTGTATTGTTATACATCTCAACAAGAAAAAAAAATTTTAGAAATTCCGTACAAATTGTACAAAATAAATATTTTAAAATTACTTTATAAAATGTACAAAACAATTATTTTTAAATTACTTTATAAAATACACAAATCAATTATTTTTAAATTACTTTATAAAATGTACAAATCAATTATTTTAAAATACTCGCAATTTGTTTATATTTTGTACTTTTTATTGTTTTCTATTTTCATTATCATTTCTTTAAATATGCTTAAAATAGATTTAAAGAAATGTTTTTTTACTAATTAAATCGATAAAATGCGTAAATTTATCTTTTTTATTTTATTTATTTTATTTAATAAAAGAGAAAAAAGATGGATACCGAAAATTATATTTCACCTAGTAAAATTACTAAACAATACGACATTACCTCTGGAACATTAAGGAGATGGTCCGAGGCTGGAAAAATTAGATGCATCAGACCAAACGGTGGTAAAAGAATCTATAATATCCAAGATATCAAAAAAATTTTTAATTCAGACAATAATGATCCTAATGGATCTAATGCTGAATTATCTAAAAATAAATTTGTCAAATTGTTAGATGATATTAAAAATAATTTAGATATAGAAAAAAATCCTCATATTAATAAGGAAGATTTTTATAAATCAATTAAAATTATCGAAGATGAATGTAATCATCTTTCTGAGTTATGTCAATCTAAATAATTTTTCTACAACATTACCCTTATATCCTTATATCCTTATATCCTTATATCCATTAAATTATTTATTATACCCATTATACTCATTATACCCATCAAATTGTTCATTATACTATTATACCCATCAAATTGTTCATTATACCATTATACCCATTAAATTGTTCATTATACCCATTAAACATTATACCCTTAAAACATTATACCCATTAAACATTATACCCTTAAAACATTATACCCATTAAACATTATACCCATTAAATTATTCATTGTACTATTATACCCTTAAAACATTATACCAATTAAATTATTTATTATAAGCAAAAAAAAAGTTTTAATATAAAAATAAACTATCATATACTAGTTTATTTCTATGTAAAATAGTATTATCTATTTAGTATTTTCTATACATTTTATATCATTTTTTGTATTATCTATTTTGTATTATCTATTTTGTATATAGTATAATTTATAAGTTCTATTGTATTATGTATAGTAATTGACAAATTCTCAATATCTTGAATAGTCTTTTTTAATTCATTTTCTAAAAATAACTGATGTTTAATCGTTTCTATTTTTTCATTCAATATTTTATCTAATTTTTCATCTTTTATTAAAGATATTTCTTGATATATCAAGTCATTATTCATTTTCGTATCTTTATAAAGTTCATAAAACTTTTTTTCAATACTATTTATAATATTTGTTTTTTCTAATATAATTTGATTACTTAAATTTTCTTCTATTCTATCTAAACGTTTTATTAATTCCTTATATTTAAACATTTTATTTATATAGATTATTTTTTTTACTTTTCTTAACGTAAAAACTTTTCCCAATATAAAAACTTTACTCGCCATAAAAGTTTTTCCCAATATATAAACTTTTCCCAATATATAAACTTTACATATTATAAAAACTTTTCCCAATATATAAACTTTTCTTAACGTATAAATTGCGTTAAAAAAGATATAAAAAAATACTCTATATAAATAAAATGTCTAAAGAAAATTCTATTGATTATTTATTTGAAGATCCACCTATCTCTAATCAACAATATGCATTAGTTAGTATCGTTGGGCCTAATATGCCTCAAAAGTGTGATACATGGGGATTAAAGATAAGAGGAACAACTGATACATTAGAAAAGGCAAAAACAATGTGTCAAAAAATTTTAAAAATAGATAATAATTATGATATTTATACTGTTGAAGTTGGAAAATTTTTTCCATTAGTTGTAGAACCACATCAAATTCAAGATATAGAATATCAAAATCAACAATTAAATACATTAATTAAAAGTTATTTAGAAAATAGAGAAATTGCAAATGAACAATGGCATTCTAGAAAGAATGAAATGGTACAAGAAGCTATTAAAGAAGGTAAATCAACTGAAAAGCCTAAAGAACACCCTATTTCTATTATGCAACAAATTTACATGCAAAACGAAGATATTCAAAAAGCACAAGAAAAAGTAAATAACTTAAAAGAAAAATTAAATAGTAATTATACTGAAGTTGAAAGAGAAGAAGCAAATGTAGAATTTAATAAAATTTTGAAAAATACACTACAAACTATAAAAGAAGGTGACGAAGAAGGTAGCGAAGAAGTTCATGAAGTTAATGATATTTTAGAAAGAATCAAAAATTTAGAATTAGAAAGAGAAAATTTACAAAATAAAGAAGAAATTGATAATAAAGAAATCGAAAGCTTAAATATACAAATCAAATTATTAAAAGATCGTTTAAGTGATCCAGATGTTATTAACGAATACATTAATACCAATTATAAAAACCCACAAATTAAATTAGTTTAAATTTACTGTGCAAAATAAATTGCAACGATTGAGAAGAATACTGCAATAGTTTTATTCAATGTTATTGATTCATTTTCAAAAATAGCACCTAATATTACAGCTAATACAATACTTATACAAGCCCATATGATATTTACTTTATTTGCATTATAATTATTATATATATAATGAAAAAGTACAGCAACTAAAATATAAAATACTATACCATTAATATAAAACATATCAAATATACTTTTACTATTTTTTAAAGAAAATTGTCCTAATTGTTCTATTATTGAGATAACAATTGAGATTATTATCATACTTTTTAAATCTTCATTTTTCATAATATATAATATACATTATATAATTAAAAAAAATATTTTTTTAATGTAGTTTTGTATTATTTAAACTACTTTTATGCACAATCATTTCACATATTTTAAAAATATTTAAATTATATATCATTTCTTTCCAATCAAATTCTGTAATTTTATTATAAGATTTTAAATATAATATGCTATCAATAGGATATCTATCATATTCATCATTGGAATATGTATCATAAAATTGTATGTTGTCTAAATTAAATTTAACACTTTTCATACAAGTCTATATAAACCATATATATTTTATTTTTTTAAATAGAATTACTTTTAATAATTGTTATAATTATTATTATTATTATTATTATTATTATTTCTGTTATTATTTACTTTACTTTTATTTTCTTCTTCTTTTTTTTGTAAAGCATCAGTTAATACAAAATTATAAGTATCATTTTCAACAAAACTTTGTAATTGCAATTCTCTTATATTTTCTATATGTTTTTTCAATTCATTTAATTTATCAAAATTTATAGAATTTAAAATTTTTAAAGATTTTTCAACTTCTACAAGTATTTCTAGTTCTTTAATCATACTTTTCATTTTTTCCTTTAATTTGGTTTACCTTTAATTTATCTTTAATTTGTTTTACACTTTTATCTTTAATTTATCTTTAATTTGTTTTACACTTTTATCTTTAATTTATCTTTAATTTTTTTTCAATTATTTATTAATATTATATACCATTTTTTTTTCAACGTCAAAGTCATTAATAAATTTCAAGTGTTTTTCAAAAAGTTTTTCTTCGCATTCCCCGATTACTAATTGAAGATTTAATTTTTTATTATCTTTATTATTATATATTCCAAGAATTCGTAAACTTTGTAAAAAGCTTGTAACATTTGCTCTGATTTTAGTTATTTGCCATGTTAAATGTCTTGAATAATCACTAGAAACATATGATAATCCTCTATTCGATAATCTATTTGCTATAAATATTATATGAGGATATTCCTTTAAAACATCTATAATTTTTGATATAGATTTATGTTTTATAATTTTTTTATTTTTACGTAAATAAAGTATTTTATCAGATGTTAATAATACGATAGGAATATTTGTAAACTCGTCAGATAATTTTTTAGCGCAATTTGTCATTTGACCAACATATGAATACTTGTTTATTAGCATAATACCTGTTTCTGTTTCTGTAAATTTTTTTACATATTTTATTTCATCATCTGTCTTATTTAAATTTATATTTAAATCATTAATACCGTAATAATTTTCATTTTGTTGAACTTTAATATATCTATCATATGATAATTTATTAAAAGGTGTTGCAGTTATATGTACAGTTTTATATACATTTACATGTGCTTTTAGTCTACAAGATAGTATAGTTTGATCAGATTCGTCCAACATTAATATATATTTAAGTGGCTCTACTTTTTGAAAATAAGAATATCTATATTTATTATTTAAAATCAAAACTAATTTTTTTGTTATTTTTTCTGTATTTTTATCAACGATTTGATAATCTACATTTTGCGATTTAAATCTTTGCTCATATTGAGATAATACTAATAATGAATTTTGAATGACTAAAATTTTAGTATCTAATTCATTTTCTTTTATGTATTTTATAATTTCATTTGTCTTACCACCTTGTATATCACCATAAATTAATACATTTTTCTCAATACGATTCAATGCGTATTGAGAAATTTTATCTTTTAAAGCATGAGCGATACGTGCATCTTCTGTTAATAATACTATTTTATCCATGATTTCAACTGGCAATTTAGGAATATTCATTTTCTGCATTCTTATTATTATAATAGTCAATATTTTCTAGATTTTAAAAATATTTCAATTTTTTTAAATACATTTACTAAAGACGTTTTAATTTCATTTGTTTTACCACCTTGTATATTACCATAAATTAATATTTTTTTCTTAATACGATCAAATGCGTATTGAGAAATTTGATTTCTTAAAATATTCGCTATACGCGCATCTTCTGTTAATAATACAATTTTATCCATAATTTCAACTGGTAATTTAGAAATTTTCATTTTTTGCATTCTTATTAAATTCAACATCTTCTAGATTTTTTAATTATTCAATTTTTCAAAAATATGTATGTTTATTTATTATTAATTGGTTTATTTATTATTATTTGGTTTATTTATTATATAAGGATTTTGTCCAAGTTGTTCGTTAAATAATCCTGGTTGAAATCTATCATCGCTTGCTTCTATTTTATTTCCTTGAATATTAAAAATATTTTTATCTGGTATATTTTGAGGTAATACTGCATTCATATTAGCACGTTTATCTTCTTCTTCTTTTAATAACAAGTTTGCATTAGTCTTGACTTTTCCAAATGAAACCTTTCCTGAAGAAATTTGAAATTTCTGATGACCTCCAGGTCTAGTTCCAGTAAGTAAATCTTGTTTATCATCTCTTATAACTACATTATCATATTGTTGTCTAGAAGTAGATTCATTCTTATAATTAGGATTACCTTGATAATTACTTTTTTCAGTAATCATTTCTTTATTTGTAGTCTTTGCATCATACTTGTTTGTAAGATATCCAAGACCTTTCTGTCCATTTGTATGTTGGCCTAAATATTTATTATCTATTAAATTTTGTTTTTGTGTATCTCTTGGTTTCATATCAGAAATCCCACTACTTTGTGGATCACTTTTATTTAATGTATATAATGTTTTTATATTACCACTATCATTTGTTCTTAATGTAGTTTCTTTTAATGTTGTCTTTATCTTATCAGATGGTCTTAAAACAACTCCTTTTTCAGTAGTATGTATACTTCCTAATGGGAATACTCCTTCTGTAGTAGATCTTTCATTTTTATATTGTTTCATACTAGATTTACCATAATCATGAACTTTATTTGGACCATTTACATTTCTCATATAATCATTTTCATAATTTATTCTTTTTGGCGCTTGTAAAAATGAATTTGATATTTCACCACTTACTTTATTATTATCTATATTTCCTACTCTTTGAGGAAATTTATCTAAATATTGAGCATTTCCATTTCCATAATATTCTACATTATATTGTTCTCTAGAAGATGTTTTAAAATTAACAGTGTAATCTTCTAATACTTGTGGAGCTATATATTGTCCTGGGCCTTTAAAAAGATGATCGTTAGTTTTTTCATAAAATGTATCAGGACGATTCTTTTTTACTTTTCCAATAACACCTCTTACTTCTCCCATTTGACCAGGTAATACAACACCACCATATACCTTTTTAGGATTGTTTCCAGGACGTAATTCATTAACTTCTTTAAACTGTGGTCTAATATTATTTTCAAAAGTACCAGCTTTTGGTGCCGATACATAAATTGGATCAATTAATTTCTCACCTTGTTTATAAATAGATTGGATATATCTATCTTTTATTAAATTAGTATTTGATGGCATACCATTTATATTTTCTGGATTTACATCATAAAAACTTTCTACTTCTTTTTTATGTCCAAATTCCATAGATTTACCAGTATATTTATCTAAAAGACTTACATTTGCAAATTCTTCTATATTTTGCTTGGTATTACTACCAAAAAATGGAACCATATTATTATGTTCTTTTTCATATGATAATCCAGTTAATACATTTATATTTTCTTTAACATTAGATTTTTTAATACCAGTCGTATGTGATTCTTGTACAGTTGACTTAAACATTGGCATATATTCAATTCCATTGTCAACTAACGATTCTACTTTACCTATACGATTCATATCATTAAATTCTCCTAATTCTTTTGAAGATAATGTTTTAATAGTTTTTTCTATTTTAGTTGGATCTTGTCCAACTGTACTATACGAATTAAAAAAAGGTAAAATCATTCCTGTTTCAACTGGATTATATGCATCTTTATAATTTTGTAAAGATCTATTCAATATTTCATTATTTGCTTCTGTTACAACATTTGAAGTATATATATTTTCCCCATTTGGTTTATCAAAAGTTTCTATCGCATCTCTATTTATAGGTCGTTCTCTTTGAATTCTCCCATTTTTACTAAAATAATAACCAACTATTGTTGTTAATCCTACTAGCGGAATTGTTAAATCAGCCATATATATATATTATAAATAGAAATAAAGTTTGATAAAAAACTTTATTTTTATTATATCTAATCTAAAAAACTAAAAAACTAAAAAACAAAAAACTATTTATTATACCCAATTTAAAAAACGTTTAATAACATGTTTATCAAGATTTACAATTTTATTATAAACATCTTCAAAACGGATTGGTGTATTTGTATTTTTATATTGTGCATGTAATTGTCTTAATGTTCTATAATAAATATGATCTTCTCCAATTTGAATTTCGTGTTTAACATGTGATTTAATATATAATCTATGAATTGTTTTTACTAATTTTAGAATAGATGCTTTAATAAATGCAAATGTAAATTGATATTCCTTATAAATTTTTTCAAGTAATTCTAAAGATTCTGGTTTGTTTAATAATTCTATATATCGTAATCTAATTTCAGCAACATTTCCTCTAATATCTTTAATAATTTTATAACTTTCAAAATCAATTTTATAAATAGAACTTATATTTGTATTAATATCTTTTACTCTAATTACTATACCTCTTTTGTTAGATAAATCAAAAGGTTTGTTTGAATTTATAATTGATTGAAATTCGTTTTTATTAATATATTCTTTCATTTTAATATTTTGATTTTTTTCAAATACAAATTCATTATCTTCAATTTGTGTTTTATTATTTACTTTTGATACGTAAATCAAAGCATTCTTTTTATGTTTTACAACAATTCTATTTTCTTTATGAAGCAAAATAAAAAAATAAGTTGAATTCTTATCTAAATTTTCTAAATCATTTTTATCAAAAAGATCCCAAAAAAGTTCGTTAAAACTTTTAGAACTTGACCAAAAACTTATACTTGCATCAATACATTTCGTAGTAGATGTATACCATTTATCATTATAATAATACAATCTAATTATTGTACCATCTTCACAATATTCAACAGTAATAGAATCATTTTTAATTAATTCATTTAGTTGCTCTTCATTTTTTACATCATCAATTTGAGGATAACACATTGCAACTATATTATTTGTATCTTTTTCAAAAATAATACCATTTGCTTGCTTTTTAATATTTTCACTTAAAAATTCTTCTTTATTTTCTTCATTTTCTTTATTTTCTTCATTTTCTTCAACCTTTTCTTCAACCTTTTCTTTATTTTTATTATCTACCAACAAGTAAAGATTATCGTTATGCTTTATACGTAACTCTTTAGAAAATTTTTTTAATTGTTCAAAAGTTTTATCAGAAACAAAATTATATAAATCGGTAATATTAATAATAGACATCGTATTAAAAAGTAGTAAAAAAGGTAATTATCTTGTATTAAAATAATTAATTAATAATTAATTATTCATTTTTTTTTTAACTAAATCTTATAAATTTATCAATTGTATTTCCAACTGTTACTGTTGCACTTTCAATAATAGATAATCTTGTTTTTGCATCTTCCACACGTTTATCATCTAAATTATTAAATATTTTTGTTTGCTGTTCATTTTCGTCAAATAATTTATGATTTGCTTTTTTGATATTTTTTATATCAATTTCTTCCATATAATCATTTGATATATACATTGGATATTCTACCATTTTATATATTTTATTTTCAGTAAAATTATCTCTAAACTCTTTTATAGTTAATTGTCCACCAAAAATTTTTAATGCATACCTAGAAGGTGCTGGTTTTAATACACAATCTAATAACATTGTTCCAGTTAATTTACTATATAAAAATTTTATAATATAATCTAAATTAGATAAACGTTTATCATTTTTATAAGCAAGCATACATGAAAAACTACAAAATACACCTTTTACACGAAATTTACAGTTAGACTTGTCATAATAAGATGGCAAACCTATTGGTATTGTATCGAAACCATGACAACACCACCAACAACAAACAGAAGTTGTATGTAACCATTCCTTATTTTCTATAAATTCACTTAACATTTCAAAAAATCCTCTTTTTCTATTAGATTCTTGAATATTAGCATTATCTTTTTCTACTTTGTGTTCTTTTTTAGCATATATCTTATTTTTTATTTGAGATTCTAATTTATGTACAAGAATATTATCTTGCTTTTCTCTTATTTCAATCTGACGTTCGTATAGTTCATTAACATCTAAATCATCATTTTCAAGTAAATTATTATATTCTTTTTGTAATTCTATTTCATTTTCTGAATTTGTCTTTTTTAGTTCTTCAAAAACGGTAGTTATAATTTCCTTTTTATCTAATTTATTACTGTAATTATCAAATACAAAAGTAGTTTCTTCCATTCCAATAGTACTTTTATCATTAATCACATTTTCATTTTCATTAATCACATTTTCATTTTCATTAATCACATTTTCATTTTCATTAATCACATTTTCATTTTCATTATTGGTTTCGTCTTGAATATCTAAATGTAAAATATAATTATTATTATCCTGTAATACTGTTGTCAATGGTATTTTTTTTCTAATTGATGAACTAAAATATTTTACAGCTGCTTTACGTCCACGTTTTTTCTTTTGTTTAACCTCTTCTATACATTCTTTCTTTTTTCTTCCTCTTTTTTTTTTTTCTTCAGTTACCTTTTCAATAACTTGTTTATCAGAAACTTCTTTACGAGGTCTTCCTTTTTTTCTTTTTACAATTTCATTTACTACCACTTTTAATGGTTCTAACGGTTCGTCTAAAATTTTATTATCTTCATCAGACATTATTATTTTATTTACATTTTATTAGTTTTTCAATTTTTTGATAAAATTAATTTCTAAATAAAATGTAAATAAAACAAAATGGAAACATATCCTGATTTACTTCAATCATTGTCTTTTTTAAAATTTCCAGATGAAAAACAATTATTATATTTTAGCGACTCTGATTCTAACTCTGATTCTAACTCTGATTCTGTAATAGAACAAATATCAATCAAACCAAAACAGATATCAATCAAATCAGAACAAATATCAGTCAAACCTAAACAAATATCAGAATCATCTGATTTATTTCTATCATGTACTTTTAGTGATAATATAGAAAATAAAAAGGATGTTGTTTTTAATGATATATTTACTGAAACATTATCTGAAAAATTATCTGAAAAATATAAATCTCCTAAAAAACGTTCTAAAAAAAGTAAAAAAACGTTATCAAAAAGTAGAAAAACGTTATCAAAAAGTAGAAAAACGTTATCAAAAAGTAGAAAAACGTTATCAAAAAGTAGAAAAACGTTATCAAAAAGTAGAAAAACGTTATCAAAAAGTAAAGAACGTTCTAAAAAGTAAAGAACGTTCTAAAAAATAATTATTTAAAATATTTATTGTACATCCGATGCCCAGAACTATCATGTAATTTAGTCATATTTTCTAAAAATTCGCATACTATATTTCCACATTCATTACTATAATATACTTTTCTAATACCTCTACTTTTTAATTTTTCAATACAAGAATTACAAGGACGTGAATTTTTTAAATGAGATCTTGATATACGTATTATTAAAATATCATGACCTTTTATTAATTTTTTATCTATTTTACACAATGCATCTATTTCAGCATGAATAGTAAATTTAACAAGAATATTATTTATAATACTTTCTTTTATATATTTATTATATCCCATAGTTATCATCTTATTACCTTTGATTAAACAAGCACTATGCTTGTGTTGTAAAGGAGAATTTTGCGCTATTTTTCTTAATTTTTGTATTTTATCATAAAATTTATTATAAAATTTTTGTTCAATAAAACTCATTGTATTTTAATGAAAAAAATTATACAAATCAATTTTTTCATTATTACTCGTATATTTTTATATATTTTTGTATATTTATATATTATATTTAAATGACTTTTTTGTTTAATCCAGAATTTTACGAAGAAACATTTTCAAATATATTTAATGCTAAAGATCCAGATTCTTTTTACATGTATGCACGTGTACCACCTTTATCCATACATGAAACTAAAATTGATATAGGATATATTAATACATATTATTGTAAACATATAAGAGATACTGGGTCTTATTTTATTATAATTAATTCTAAATTTTCTAATACTATTTTTGCTATATCTAAAACAAATAAAGTAGATAATGGAACAATTAATAAAGTATGCAGTTCAGGAGATGATATAAATATCATATGGGACCCATTTGAATACCCATTATTACAATATACATTAAGTAATAGTCATAGTAATAGTCATATTCATAGTCATAGTAACAGTCATAGTAATAGTAATAGTCATATACATAGTCATAGTAATGTATACGATAAAACAAAAAAGCTACAGTTATATATTAAAATAATAACTAGTTTTTAAATTTATTTATTCATTTTCACTTTCATATTTTTTAAACCAGTTTGTAATATCATTTATATTTAACCAAATACTTTCTGTATCTGTTTTTTTTATTTCATTTTGGTTATATATTTGCTCCATTATAACATTGTTGATTAATAAATTCTCTATATTATCATTAATAACTTCATTTGATATATCTGATATATCTGATAATTGTACATCTGTAAATACTTGTTTGTTATTTTCTAATATATTTTTAAAAATATTGTTAATAAGATCTATTTTCTTAAATTTATTTATTTCTTTATCTTTAACAATATCTATTATATTGTTTTTAATATTTTCATTTTGAGAAATAAATTTACCCAATTCTTTTTTAATTATAAACAAATCATCACGTTCTTTTTTCCGCTCATTTGACCATTTTTCTTCATCGTTTATTAAAAATATTTCTTTTGATAAATATTTATCAGCATTTGGATAAAAATTTATATCTACAACTGGCAAATTAGTGTCATTTTGAAGACCGCGTTTAATAGGAATTATTTGACCAAAGTTGGTTAACACTCCAACTATTTCTTTTTTTAATGTCATATAATATACTATACAAATTAATTTATTTCTTTAGAAATTTTATCTTTTGCAATTTGTTTGTTTTGAATTTCAGTAATGACTAATTTAGCGATATTGTTTACTATATCCGTATTATTAATTAATAATGTATTGATATATTGTAATTGTGTATTCCTAGATAAATCATTTACTATATTTGAAATTTCTGGATTTTGTACAAGAATATTAACTGTTTCAGTTAAAGATTTATTTCCATTTAATGTTGTAACAATATTAGTCATTTCTTTATCTGTATTAAATAATGTATTAGCCATTTCAACGTCAATGTTTTTTTTTTCTGGCTTTAAACTATTCTTTAACCCTATAACCAAACTATGTAAAATTCCATTTGCAGGAATTGGTAATATTGCAACAAGTTCTGATGCGGCGAATAAAACGAATCCAAAAATTGTAGATATATCTTGCGAATAACTCATTTATTGTATATATTTAGGTATATTGATTTTTTATTTGTTTTTTAAACACGCTTACAAGTAAGTAAAAAAAAATGATTTATTTTATTTATAACAGATAAATAAAGTCTTTATGGTTCATACTAGAAATCAAAAAAGAAAATTAGATGAATTTTTACCAGATCTTATAGATCAAGAATGTGGTGGTAATATTTCAATTTCTAAAAAAAAAAAGATTAATACAGAAGGTAAAGTGGATACATTTCCTAAGCAATCTGAAAATACATCTAGTATAAACAAGTTAGATAATGAATTAGATAACAAGTTAGATAATGAATTAGATAACAAGTTAGATAACAAGTTAGATAATGAATTAGATAACAAGTTAGATAATGAATTAGATGACAAATTAGATAATGAATTAGATAATGAATTAGATAACGGAAGTGATAGTAATGAATCTGGATCGTATTATACAGATGATACAAATGATATACATGATAATAATATAGAGTCTATTCTTAAACGTTCTCTTATTAGTTTAATGAAGAAATATACGAATCAAACATATAAAAAAGAAAAAAAATCAAAAGATCCATATGATATATTTATTTCATATACTAATTCTATTTATGAAGGAGAATTTTTTGAAAGAGAATCAAACGAAAATAAAAAATGCAAATTAAAAAATTTATATACAAAAGAAGAAATTGACAATATTAATAATGAACTTTATAAAATAAGAGAAAATTACCGTGAGAATGCTCCTAGCGTAATAGAAATTTTAAAAAGTAATAACGATGTAAAAGGAAAACAAAAGATATTGGAAAAATTTTATCATTATACAAATTCTGATATATTAACACATGATTATGCAAATAATTTAGCTATAATACAAAAAAATACAAAACGTTACGAAAATAAAGAATTAGAAATATTAGAAAATGAAATAATAAAAAAATCATCTAGTTTAGATTTTTCAGATGACTACCGAGAAAGAATTTTAAAATCAAAAATGTCATTGCATAATAAAATATTAGCATACAAACGTCTTGATGTAATGGAATCTTTTGAAAATTCTGATACTAGCGAATATGCTAAATACAAGACATGGGTAGATATTTTATTAACTATACCATTTGATGAACCAAGTATTCAAGCTAATAAAAGTATTAAAAATATTAGAGAAATTTTAGATAAAAGACTTTCTTTTTTGGAAAAACCAAAGGATCAAATTATTAATATTTATACACAAATGATAAGAAATTCTAATTTTAATATTAATTCTATTGGATTATATGGTCCAAAAGGTGTTGGTAAATCAAGTATTATAAAAAGTATATCTGAAGCCTTAGATAGACCATATAGAACAATTAGTTTAGGAGGAGAATCGGATTCTTCTTTATTAACTGGTCATTCTTTTACGTATATTGGAAGTATACCTGGTAGAATTATAGAAATTTTACGAGAAACTAAATGTTCAAATCCTATAATTCTTTTTGACGAATTAGATAAAGTATCTGAAACTAATCATGGAAAGGAAATTATTGGTAATTTAATTCATTTAACAGATGCTACTACAAATAATAAATACAACTATGATAAATATTTTGCTGGTTTAGAATTTGATTTATCCAAAGTACTTTTTGTATTTACTTATAATGATCCTAGTAAAGTAGATAGTATTTTGTCAGATAGATTATTTAAAATACATATAGATAATTATTCTTTAAAAGAAAAATTAGAAATTACTCATTTGCATATTATACCTAATATTTTGGAAAAATACAATTTTAAAAATGAAACTATAAATTTATCAGATGAAGCGATAAATTATATAGTAGAAAGGAATATATCTGATCAAGGTATGAGAGATATTAATAGAAAAATAGAAACCGTTATATCAAGAATTAACACATTATTATTAACTACTGAAAGTGATAATATTGTAAAGTTAAAATATAAAAGTCTTTATTCTATTTTTAATAAAAATATATCTTTACCAGTAACTATTTTAAAAGAACATGTAGATATATTATTATCAGATAGTTTTACAAAAGATAGTATATCTAATGAACCACCATTTGGAATGTATATTTAATCATTTGTAAAATCATATTCGTGTTCATATTCGTGTTCATATTCGTGTTCATATTCGTCAGGTTCATTTTCACGCTGTTCTAATGAACAAATGCTTTTTTTTACATCAAAGTGATCTAAGCTATTATTCATATTTTTATTATAATAAAATCCTAATAAAGTTGCAAATGGTTTTTTAACAACAGTATATACATTTTCTACAAAATTAATATGTTCATCCATATTTTTTGTACTGTTGTTAACAGTTTGTAATGTATTTTCTACTTTTTCTAAACGCGAGTTTGTATCTTCCAAACGTATATTTGTTTTTTCTAATCGCATACTTATGTTTTCTAAAAAAGATTCTATTTTATCAAGACGTTCTAAAATAGGTCCTTCTTTATTTATTTTATTATTTATTTCATTTATATTATTATCCATATTATTTGTATTATCATATATATTTCCTATATTTTTATTCATTGTATTCATATTTGTATTGATTGTATACATATTTGTATTCATAGTTACAATCATTGATATTATTCTTTTAATTTCATCATTCATTTACTTTTAATATACATATTTTTTTTAAATATTATACTAATTATTATTATAAAAAAACAAAACCAAAATATTTGTCTTATTGTAATAGTAGAAGATATCTGAAATTCATTTTCCAATTCAGGATATAATAAATGACTTAGTTTAACACCATTTGATACTGCAGCTTCTAATGAAGTAAAATTATAAAGACTTTCACCATTATGTGTACCAACATTATACAAGTTATTAAATTGACTGTCAAAAGATAAATTAGGTTCTTTTGAAGTTGCTACAAAAGCTGTATCTACACATGTCCAAATATTATTTTCATATATAACACCAGGAGATAATATAGTTTCGGTTGGTTGTGGTAAAAGAGGAAAAGATTCTAACAATTGATAAAATATTTCTTCAAGTAATTCTTTTTTTGTACATTCATCAATCTTTTTACCAGTTCTTTTACTCTTATTTTCTTTAATAGTAATAGATGCAGAAATAACAGTTTTTGATTTTTCTTCATTAAAATTCATATAATCACTTAATACAATAAACGCTAATCCCCATTCAGATTTAGGAAAACCATATATAGTTGGAAGATTTAATTTAGTATCCCAATGAAATGTAACTGTTATATAATCTATATAAGCAGTTTTTTCTGCCCATTTTTGTAAATTATCAAAATTACCAAAGGCATTCTTTACTAAATTGTTATTTTTTATTAAAGATGCTATTGATCTAGGAGGTATTGCCAGAATATATGTTTTTCCATTAATTTCCTGTTTTACTCCATTTGTTTTTACAATAATACTTTTTACATTACTTTTTACATTACTTTTTACATTATTACCATTTTCTTCTACATTTATATTTTCAACTAATGTATTTAATAAAAATGTAACTCCATTTTTTTCTAAATAATCTCTCCATTTTTTTAAAAATCCAATATCACTTGGTTCTTTCGGTTGATACAATCCATAAAAAAATTGTTGATTTAACAATTGAAGAAATTGATGTAATGTATAATTTAAAGAAGTCGCTCCATCTGTTAAACGACATATTCTATCTATCATATCAATAGATTTTTCACTAAAATTTAAATTAATTATATGTTCATTCATAGATATATCCTTTCCATAATCATTATTTATTAACAATGCTATAAAGTCGGAAAATAATACAAATAATTCACTAAAACTTAAAACTGTCCAAATTGATTCTTTACCAATTGTTGTAATATTAAATTTATATGGAACAAATAACTTGTAAAAATCTAAATCCATTTTAGATAATAATGTTCTAAATACTTTATATGTAGAACTGTACACTCTGGGTCCGTGTTCAGTAAATAAATCCTCTCCATTTCTTCTTACTCTTCGTACTCTGTGACATCCTCCTATATCATTTTCTTTTTCAATTACTAATACTTTTTTATTAATAAAAGAACAACATTGAGCTAATGTTAATGCAGATGGTCCTCCTCCTACAATAACTAAATCGTAATTTTGATTCATATAATAAACTTTTTAAAATAACTTTTTAAAATAACTTTGAAAAAAACTTTGAAAAAAAATGAAAAATATAAAAGACATGTAAAATGTAATAAAATGTTAAAACAAAACAATAAAGATACCTTACCGTATATCAACAGCGTTGGTAAAGATACCTTGTTTTATTCTTCGATTGATCAAAAATTATTTTCAACAACACATAATAATCTTTTTTTAACACAACAAGGAATAAACAATGATCATTCTGCTATGATAATTCAAAATTGGTGGAGAAAAAGTAATTCAAAAACAAAAAAAGAAGACAAAGCATCCATCTGTATACAGGAATGGTGGAAAAGAAATAGAACATTTAAATATTATTATTTATTTACAGACAATTCTAGATTTTATATAGAAGAATTATACGATAGATTATTATCAGTTGTTATCCCTGGCATTCAATATATATGTGTTAAAAAAAAAGATACATTTCCAAAATGTATATTACTTAAAACTAATTTACATAAAGAAGTATTAGACGATGAAATAAAAAGAGTACTAAGAATGATTGGATACAATTATCAATTTGTTTTAAATAAAAATTAAAAACTGAATTAAAAATACAAATAATTAAAAAAATACAATAACACTTATAAAGAGTATGGAATTTATCTATAAACAATCTAAATTATTCAACAATTTAGTTTATAATTATTTTTCAAAAAAACATAATCCTATATACAAGTCAAAAAATGTATTTATCTTGCATAATAAAAATATCAATTCACACTATAAAATAAAATTAGATGAAAAAGAACAAGAACATACTTTAATATATGTTTTATATAAAAATATATATTATAAAGAAATTTCTGTTCAAAAAGAAATACATTATAAATCTTATTTAGATACAAAAACAAAAATCAAAATTTTAAAAATATATGATTATTATAAAAATAAAATTAATTTATCAAAAGATGTTTTGATTATAGGAAAACGTTATATAAATCGTAAAACAAATGAAAAAATAAATGATTCTACAAAACTTTATTGTACATTTGATGTAAATGAAAAATTAAAAGAAATTAAAGAAGAAATTAAAGAAGAAATTAAAGAAGATTCATTGCAAATTAAAGAAGAAATTAAAGAAGATTCATTGCAAATTAAAGAAGAAAATGATAAAAATGATAAAAATGATATTTTAAAAAATAAAAGAAGATTATTTTTATATAATTTTAAAAATGCATTTAAATCAAAAGATACGATTTATATAAAAAATTTTATTGAAAATGGTTTATTTTTAGATGTAGAATATACAAATGATATTTATGATGATTTTACGTTATTTCCAGTATCAAAGGATAATTCTATGTTATTCATGATAGGTATGACTTTTATTAATAAAAATCAATTAGATTATATTCATTATACTACTGATAAATTAACACCAGAATATGAATATAGTATTTTAAAAAGATTCTTGGATTTTATTAATGAAAAATATAAAAAGGATAAATCTCCTGTTATTATTTATCATTGGAGTCATGCAGATAAAACATATTTAGAAAAGGCATTTAAAAAATATCCTGATTTATATCATATATATACTATATATCCTATAGAATACGTTGATTTATTATATATTGTTAAAAAAACAATAGTATTACCTTCTTATTCATTAAAATATATTGCTAAAACATTATTAAATATAGATTATGACACAGACTGTAAAAATGGCTTGGATGCAATGTGCTCTATTATACAAAAAAATAATAATATGAATAATGATGATAAATTAACAGATTTTGATGTTACAAAAGATGTTATTCAATATAATAAAATGGATACATTATTATTATATAAAGTTGTTATGTATTTTTTAAAAGCACAATATGAAAAAATTGAAAAAAATTGAAAAAAAAACAAAAATTAAATAAAAATACACCAATGTCTACATTTATTCCTATTTTTATGAATTTAATATCATCTAAACCAGATATTAAAATCAATCCTGAATTGAATCCAAGCGCTAAAGAATTTATTCCAGAGAATAAGAAAAATATTACTATAACTCAAAATATTACTATAACTCAAAATATTAAGAAAGAAGAAGAAAAATTTGATGAAAAATTATTTGATTCTTTAGAAGATGATTTCATTAAAAAAAATGATTGGATTTTTTATGTTTAAATGCTAAAAATACTTAATAAAAATAATAAAAATAATAAAAATAATAAAAATATAAAGCCCCGAGAATTTGCATTTATGTAGATTCTCGGGGCTTTTTTACATTAATTAATATTAAGATTTTTTTTAGATGGTCTTCCTCCTTTTTTCTTTTTCTTTACAATAATTTCTTCCGGTATCTCAATAACAATATCATCTACCATGGTTTGCTGTAAATTAACACCTTTAAAATCAAATTTTTCCATTTCGCCAATAACAATTTCTTCTTTTACAATTTCTCCATTTGCAATTTCTTCATTTGCAATTTCTTCATTTGCAATTTCTTCATTTGCAATTTCTTCTTTTAAAATTTCTTCATTTGCAATTTCTTCATTTGCAATTTCTTCATTTGCAATTTCTTCTTCTAAATTTTCATATATTTCATCTTCGTCATCTATTTCGTCTTCGTCTTCTTCTATTTCATGCGCTGATTCAAAAAAGTCTTCAGATTCTGAATCTGATTGTGATTCTTCCACATTTTCTTGTAATAATGGTATTGTTGTTGTATCTTGTTCTACTGTAGGTGTATTCATACTATAGTAAAAAGTGGAAAGTAATAAATCAATTCCGACAATATAAATGATAAATTTATTAAAAATAGAAATGTATTCTACATTATAAAATAGTATATATAAATAGATACTTGCATAAAAAATTAAACCTACTATAATAGAATAGGTAGAAATTGTTTCTAGTTTACTAAAAGCATTGCATTTATGCAATATACACTGCGAAAGTATAAACATGTAAGGACTTTATTTATTATCTTATAAATAAAATGCTTATTATAAACGTAAACATAAATTTTTTTTAAAACAATTTAGTGTTTAGAATAAGCATTTTATTATAAACGTAAAATAAATTTTTTTTAAAACATTTTAGTGTTTAGAATAACAATGATGATAAATATTACAAATATGATCTAATAGATCTTTTTTCTCTCTTGATCCATTATAATCTCCTATAATTCTTCCAGTTTGATCAAAAAATTTAATAGTTGGAAATCCTCTAAATGACAACATATTTTTAACATCGTCTGTAATTTCTTCACTTTCAATAGAAGAACAAATGAAATCATTTCCTATACTATCACATAATTCGTTAAAAGTTGGTTTAAATCGTACACAATGTCCGCACCACTCGGCATGTATCAAAAGCATACCAGGATTTTTATTAATTTTATTTTGATTTACGTAAACACCATTTAAATTTGATGTAAAATCATTCTTTTTTAAAACAACACCTTTAATACCACTCATTTTTACTATTACTATATAAAATAAACTTTTTAAATTAATTTAAAAATAAAAATTGAACATTTAAATGCAATCGTATAGATATAATGTCTAAAGAACTAGAAACTCAACAAGATACACTTACATATGTTTTTACAGACGGTGGTTGTAAACGAAATGGAAATCCAAATTCTAAAGCAGCATATTCTGTATTTTTTACTGAAAACCAAGATTCACCATTTTTCAAATTTAATACATCACAGCATCTTACTGAAGAACCTACAAATAATCGAGCAGAATTATCAGGTATCCTGTATATTTTTAAAACAATATACGAAAATAAAACATTATTTCAAAATCAACATATTATCATTTGCACTGATAGCATGTACTCCATTAATTGTATACAAAAATGGTCTAAAAATTGGCTTTTAAATAATTGGAAAAATGCAAAAGGTCAAGATGTTAAAAATAAAAAACTAATTCAAGAAATTTTAAGATATCACAATGACCTTCACCGAAGCGGAGCTTCAGCTCGACAAGGTGACCTTAGTTTCAATATTAAATTCCAACATATCTTTTCTCATACCAAACCACCAAGTGATAAAAATACCTTATCGTATTACTTGTGGTTTGGTAACAACAAAGTAGACGAAAATATTAATAAGCTTTTAGAAGGATGATCATAATGATGAAAATAAAAAACAACACAATATTTCAAGACTTGTTAGTAGTGGATCTAATTTAAAACTTATACAAATGGAAATAGAAAAATGTAGACTTTTATGTGGTAATTACTATACTAACAAAAATAGTATCTAAAATATAAAATCACTTTTTTTTAAAAAACAATTGAATTTATATCTATTTTACGTATAAAATACATAATGGATAATCAAAACAATCGTTTAATTACAAAAAGTGAAGTTGAAAATATTCTAAATTATTTCGAAAATATAGGTGATAATAATACCTTTTTAAATATAAATAATTTAGAACATTATCAAGAAGCTTTTATTCATGAAAGTTATTACCAAGCTGTTCAACATCAAATGACAAATGGAGAAGATTCTCTTTTAACAAATTTTTATTTACCGAAATCTTCAAGTGAACGTCTTGAATATCTAGGAGATTCTATTTTAAAAGCTATTATGGGAAGATATTTATTTGAACGTTTTGGAAATGAACGAGAAGGATTTTTAACAAGATTGAAAATTAAAATTGAAAAATGCAGCATGTTACACAAAATCGGTATTACTTTAGGATTTAAAAAGTACATTTTACTTTCTTTACAAGTAGAGAATCAGACAATTCTCGACATAACAAGGGGGAGAGGAACACCAAGTTTTTACGAAGATGCATTTGAAGCATTTATTGGATCTATTTTAGTAGATTTTGGAGAAAAGGGATATTTATATGCTGATCGTTTTGTTAGATCAGTTATAGAAAATATTATTGACTTTGCAGAGCTTATATCTAAAAATGATAATTTTAAAGATAGTCTTCAACGTTATTTTCAATCTAAAAAATTTAAACCACCTATATACACATCTTTACAAGAAGATGGTCCATTATATAGAAAAATATTTACAAGAATGTTAATAATTCCGAATAAACAATTATCTGAAATGAGTGAAATTGTACAAAAAGAAATTAAGAAATACAATAAACATATATTAGAAGAATACAGGTTAAAAAATCCAACTATTTTTTCAAAACTTTTTGAATTATGTCAAAATGATAATTACATATTAGGTATTGGATTTGGTCGTAAAGTTACAAGTGCAGAACAAGAATGTGCAAAAACATGTTTAGAAAATTTGCATATAGATTTGAATTTTTAATAAATACTTTATTTATATATTTTTTTTATTTTTATATTTTTTTTATTTTTATATTATAAAAATGAATCTAACTAATTTCGCCATTTCATTTTTTATTTTAATTTTTTGCGTATTTTCTATCGCAACATCAAGTATCGCCATTGAATGTTATCAATCTTCTCAACTTAGACAAGAAAAAAAAGGTAATTGGATTTTTATTATTTCTAATCTTGTTATATCTATACTATTTTCTTTACTTTCTATGAGAAGTATGTATAGATCATATATCGAAGTAGATTTCCAAAGTTAAATGTAATTAAAAATTCCAAATTTCAGAAAGTTCTACTGTTGTTGCAGAATGAATTTTTGATTTATTTTCTATACTTTGAGTTTTTAAATGATCTAATATTAATAAAAATATTTTATATTGTAAAGAAATTTCAATATGAGATTTAAAGTTCTTATGGCTATCATCAAATGTAAAAATATTTAAAAATCTTTTCAACACTCGTAAATCTACTTTTTTACAATCATCTCTTATTAAAATATCATTATTATACTTTTTAAAATCGACTGTATCTATATCTATTTCAAATAATTTATATGTATACACAAAAGAAATTATTTTATCAAAATATTTCATATAATCATCTGTTATATTATTGCACAAATCTAATTTTTCTTTTTTTGTAGTATTTTTACCTTTCTTATTATTATTAAAATAATCATTTAATTTATTAATACAATTAATTAGTATATTTACAATACTAAAACAAGAATCTATATTGCAAATACATTCTATTACATTTTTATTAGTATTTACACTTAATTTTTTAGAATATAAATTTGTTTTACAAATCTTTTTAACTTCACCATACGAGTTGATAAAATTATAAGAAAAATCTTTAAATGATACTATTGGTACGTTGCATTCTTCTTTTAAAATATCTTTATTTTGTTTAAAATAATAACTAGGTATAACAGTAGAAAAAACAGTATATTCATTATATAAATCCCAACATTGATTTTCATAAATTTGATTATGAAATATAGTCGACTCTGACATATTATCTAACATATTAGAGTATCTATTTAATAATAAATTATTATCACTCTTTTTCTCTGCATTTATAAAATTATAATTTTGATATATACTACAAGATAAAGTTTGTGGCTCACCTATACTCATTTTAAATGATTTGTTAAAATCAAATGACTTTGTGTAATCTAATAAATAAGACATCTTTTCTATTAAATCTTTATCTTCATGTTTTATATTAATAGTTTCGATAAAGTGTTCAAATGACATTTTAGTAATACCTTCACCGCCATCTTCACGAGTATCTTCGTTAGTATCTTCGTTAGTATCTTCGTTAGTATCTTCGTTAGTATCTTTACGATTACTTAGATACCATTGTTCAATTAAAAAAAATAATTGTCTAATATCATATTGTGATTTTTCTATTATTTGTAAAATGTTTTCTTTTGTTAAATGTAATTTTTCTGATGTATTTATATCTAATACCAACTTGTTTAATTCTAATAAACTAGGTTTTTTAAATTCTATCACGGTACAATTTTTATAATCAGAAAATATCGATTTGTATTTTAAATTATTACATATTAAAATAATAGGTATGTTATTATTAGAATGTATTGATTCTATAAAAGTTTCTAAACCTTTTTCACATAATTCTATATTATCAATCAATACAATGTTTTTTTTATTTTGTTTTTTTGTAAAAGTATTTTCTAATGTTAAAGAATTAAAATCAACTATTGCATTTACTACATCATTTGTTCTTTCACTTGAAGTTAATATATCAAGATCTATATTTATCAAGTTAAATGCTTTAAATAAACATTCAACAGTTACCGATTTAGCACAACCAATAGGACCCTGTAAAAATAAAATTTGTTTTAAAGAAATATTATATTCATTATTTGATTCCAACGTTTTTATCCATTTTCTTATATGATTTACCATATCTTTATGAAAAAGTGACTTTTGTATAGTTGGTTTGTATTTTGTAGAAAACAACATATTGTAATCTTTATATTATTATACGTTATTATTTTTTATTCATTTTATTTTCTTATTTTATATTATGTCTAAAAGTCCTATAAAAAACACAAAACCTAATTGTGATAATAATACGTTAATATGTATTGTTTGTTATCAAAGAATAAACTTATTTGATACAAAACATAAATGTATCTCAATAAATAATTAAATACAATAAGTTAAATAATAAGTTAAACATTCTTATTTTTTTTATTACATTAACTATATAATTAATGTCATCAACTATTCAAGAAACTTTTCAAAAATATATCGAATTACAAAAACAACTAACCGATATGAGAAAACAACAAAAGATTGTTAAAAAAAATGCAGATACATTAGAATTAGAAATTAAAGAATACATGACAAAAAACGATATGGATAGCATATCATTAAAGGATGGAGAAATTGTTTTATATGCACGTAAAATACCACAAACATTTAAAAAAGAAGTAATGATGGAAAAAATCAATGAAAGATTAAAGGATAGCCAAAAATCAGAAGAAATTGCACAATCTATACTTCAAAACAAACAATTTATCGTAGAAGAAAAAATAAAAGCTGTTATAAAGAAAAAATAAAAGCTGTTAAAAGTAAAAAGAAAAAAGTAAAAATTAAATATCCTCTTCATCATCTGTATATCTATTATACACTTCAATTATTTCATTAATAATATCATTTTCATCCAATGTCGTATAAGATAATGATATATTAGAAGGTAAATAATTATTTAATAAATTTAACACATTTTCTCTTCCAGTTATATCAGTTATATCAGTTGTATCTATTGTATCAGTTATATCTATTGTATCAATTGTATCAGTTATACCAGTATCCACCGTATACATTCTATCCATTGTATACATTCTATCCATTGTATACATTCTATCCATTGTATTTATCATTTCAATCATTTCATTATCATCTATATTATCATCTATGTTATTTTCTATTATTATATCTGTTATTAATAATGGCATTATTTCACTATCACTACCATACTCTTTTTCATACTCTTTTTCATACTCTTTTTCATAAAATGTATATTTTTGTATATATTCATCTATTTCTATTGTATAATTTTTATTAATATAAAAGTCATCTATTTGTTCTGGATAAATGCATTTTAATTGCGAATAAAAGATTTCTTCACTAAAATCTTTATATCTAAATTTATATTTATGTAGTAGCAATAATGTTTGTTTATATGGTAATAATTCGTATATTTTATCATCGTTTTTATACTTTTCATGTAATGTATCATATACTTTTAAAGACATTTCTGGCAAGAGTGATTTTATTATATGATAAATATACGATTTTAATCTTAGTTTTTCTAATTTATAAATACCAATAGAGTGTTCAGGTATCTTACAATCTCCTATTTCATGATTAGAACAAATTGTATCATTACAGATATATTCAGGAATTCTTTTTTTTACATAACTATCAGTATCAAAACGAAAACATCCACTGATACCATTTGTATTCCAATGTTCAATTAATCCTTTTACTGTAAATCCTATTCTACCACAAGCATAACATCTTTCTAAATTATGATGCGATAATCCATTACATTTTTCTGTTTTATATAAACTACGTCTACATATACAACATATCATGTATATATTTACATCATTTAATATATCAGTTATTTGAGAAATAACTATATCCTCCGTTATATCCTTATTTAAATATAAATATGAACTTTCTTTATAATTTAATTGTATCTTGACACTTTCTATAGAACTATCAATTTCTCCATTGTCTGTAAAAAGTTCTTCATTGTCTGTAAAAAGTTCTCTATTTTGTATTTCTTTATTATTTTGTATTTCTTCTAAAGGAGAATCATGTGTTAATTTATTAATGTAATAATTATATACATTTGGATTTTCATTTTCATAAGATGTTTTACAGTCGTAGCAAATAGTAGAATAATAAGATATAGATTGTTTACAATAATAACAAAACTTTTTAGAACATTTTGGATTTTGAGAACATTTTATAATAAGGTCACCAATCGATGTGTTTTTTATTGTTTCTGTTTTTATCAAAATATCTGTATTACATTTTAACATAGGACATTTCATAATTGTAAATCCAGGAAATGCATGTTTATCGGCATGATAAGAATATTCCATCCATTCGCTTTCAGTTGTACATATTTTTTTAATATGGTGATGTTCAAATATATTTCTAAAACCAATTTTAGTAAGACAATCTTCAAATGGATAAGGACAATATATGTGACTTTCATTTTCATTAATAGGATGATTTTCATAATTATTAACACATTTTCTTAAACATTCAATACAAATATAATGTATATTACAACAACTTTTTATTAATAAATTATTCGGAATAGTATCATTTATAAAAAAATTATTTTGTATATCTACCAATGACAAGTCTCCCAAGTTTTCATCATTTAAAAAATACAAATCCTTAAAACATATACAACAATACTTTTCTGGATCTAATACTAGATTAAATTTAACAATTGGGTCATAATCATCTTTTAAATTCATTACTTATTAACAATAAATAAAAAATATTAATAAAAAGCATTCTTAAATTATATCGTACATTATTTGATTCGTATTCAAAACGCATATAAGTATTCAAAACGCATATAAGTATTCAAAACGCATATAAGTATTCAAAACGCATATAAGTATTCAAAACGCATATAAGTATTCAAAACGCATATAAGTATTCAAAACGCATTAAATAGTTATTCATATTCGAAACGCATAATAATCTCAAATTTTAAATTATCAAGATGATAATCTGAACTATTATTAAATGCAAAACCTATAGTTTCTAATTTAAAGTCTACATTTATATCATATTGATTATTTTTAGATGAAAATGTTATACATTTACCAAAATCCTTTTCCATATCTATATGTAATGTATCATAATAACAGAAATTATCATTTGTCATTTCGTATTTCATCAACTGAATATCATTTAAAAATATTTGAACATAAATTTTTTCAAATATATTAGTGTTTGGTGACTCGTTAGCTACATAAAATGAATTATTTGTATATTTTTTCTTATCAAATCCTAATATATCTGCTAAATTATAATTATTTTCGTTTTCTATAAAAAGTACGGAAAATGTAGAAAGATTATTATTGTTATTATTTGTATTATTTATATTATTTATAGTAAAACAAACTCTATTTTTTAATACATTTAAAAATATTTTATATATGTAATCTTTATTTTTATTAATAGAAACTAAATTTATAAATTTTGCAATACATTCTAATAAATTTTGTATAGAATAATATCCTATAGGTATTGTAACAAGTGTTTTAATATTCTGTTCAATTATATAAAATTTATTATTATATTCATTTATATTATACATGTCACATTTTAAATAAATCGACTGCAAATCTATACTTTTTAAATTTTTAATAGGAAGATTATACATGTACTTATTATTATCCTTATAACAATCCTTTGCCATAAAATGAATACAACGTTCATTATACAAATATTCATTATTGGAATCTTGTGCATATTTTTCTGTATTTAATTGTTTTATATTTTCAGTTTTAGAAGAAATGTTTTGTTCAAGTTCTTTTTGTGTGTATTTTGTCTCTATTACATTTTTATTTTTTTGTTCGTAATATTTTTTATCTAAATCTTGTAATAATAAATATTCAAATTTACTAACAGTAATTTTATTTAAAGCGATTAAAATATCCTCTAAATCATTATTATTCTGATATATAGAATCTACATTATCATTAAATATATATTCCTGCAAATCTAAAATATTCATTCTATAAATTTCAATACATTCCATTAATATTTCTCTATATAATGGATAATTTGTTAAAATTTTTTTTATAATAATATCAAATAAATATCCAGAATTTTTACGAGATATAAATACATCTTTTAAACGATCTCTAATATCATTTTTCATTACAATTTAGTATAAAAAAGTATTATTTTTTATACGTAATATAACTTTATAAAAAATAAATCAATAAAATAAATCCATAAAATAAATCAATAAAAAAAAATGAATTTATATTTTTTATGTTTATAAATAAAATGTCATTTAGTAAGGATTTTTCGTCATCTTTTATAAAAGGTTTAGGAAAAACAATTGGTGTAGTCACTATTTTTGGAACTATTGGTTTACTATATAATACTTATTCTTATATAAATAAATTATATTTAAAAACAGAAACGAGCAAAGTAAACAAAGTAAACGAAACAAGCAAAGCAAATGATCAAAACGACCAGGAAGATTTAGACGGAAGTATAATTGAGATTAGAGATGACAGTACTCCTACAGAGAATCCAATTAGCCTTGATGATTTCAAAAAAATGATTTCTATTACTGAAGAGAACTTGACAAAACGTTTAGAACAATCTTTAACTTTTAAAAATTTATTTGATAAAATGTAAAAAAATATAGAAATAACAAATGTAGAAGTAATAAATGTAAATAATTATATTTACATTTATTTTAAAATTGTATTTTTATTTTTTAAGGATTTATTTTTTAAGGATTTATTTTTTATAAGCATCTTTGATGGCTAATCTGGTATTTGTACCAATGTATGTATTTTGATGAATTTTGTTAATTTCTTGTGAATCTTCGCAAAGTGGATGAAAACGATTAATATTAATTCCACTTAAAACATTACATGCTCTACCTACTCTTGTATATTCTGGAACAAGTTTTCCATCACATTCAATTAAAATCTTATTTTTAACAGGATTTGATGTATTTGGATTAAATTTTGTTTCTGGACATTTTGATAATTTTACATTTTGTCCTCTTAAATCACTTTCAACATCTATAATATCCATTGGAATACTTTTATATGGATTATGCATAAAAGGAGAAGCTGCTTGAAAACAAACCTCTTTTGATTCAACGATTGATTTATCTGTTACCCAATCAAATGGAGATGTACTTTCCTTATTACTTTTATTTAAAGCACATTCATCGTATTTAGATCGAGTAAATGAAAAATGTGCTGGTACTGACATGATATATATTTATATATATAAAATAAATTAATTTAATTAAATAAATTAATTAAAATAAAAAGATAAAAGCTCCACTAACAATAAATCTAAAAAAGCGCAAAGCGTAAGATTATAAAGCGCAAGATTATAAAGCGTAAGATTATAAAGCGCAACCTTCTAAACATTTATTAAATGACCATACATTATCTGGAATAGCAGCGATAGCTTCTCTATCTTCTATAGTTGAAGGTCTTGATGCACATTTTTTACATCCTTTACTATGATTATCAACAACTTTTCCATTCATAATAGTAAAAAGTGGTGTACCAACACATTTACCATTTACCAAACCTCCGTCAGTTAAACATACAGTATTTCCAGTAACTGGATCTTTATAAGATGTTGGTATCTTTCCAGCTTTTACAGTACATTGATCTGGACAGGATCTACCAGATACCTTTAAATTATTTACAACAGGTCCTGTAGTAGTATTTGAAGAATTGGCAAAAGAATTAACCTCTTTAAATTCCATACAATATTTAGGAGGATTATTTTTTGGATCTGTTGTATCACATAATTTAGGATCATTATTTATAGAATTGTAAACTTTATTACACCAATGACTTTCATTTTTAATATCTTCTACAGTACACTCTTGATTTTGCCATCCACTACTAAAAGAATTAAATAAAGATTTCGTTTTAGATAATGGATTTCTTAATTTTTTTACATAATATGTAGAAAAATTTGCTTCATCACAAGGTACAGTATCTCCAGATTCTAAGAAATCAGTTTTTTTAATTGCATTTAAAGTAGTGTCTCCCTTTTTATAATTACGTACTAAAGAATGTAATGTTTTATAATATTTATTTGTATTAGAATCTTTCATATTTAAAGAAGTATCTATTTTAAAAATATAATCATTTCCATCAGTTCCTTTTATGCAAGCTAATTTTGAGAAAACATTATTTGTTGCAGATCCATCAAAATCTTCTCTTTTATAATTTACATAATAATATAATCCTAAAATAACAAGTATTACTAAAATAACAAGTATTACTAAAATAACAAATATAATTTTATCTACATTTTTATATTTAACTATTTTATTAACTATTTTTTGCATGAATCTATATATACATTATCTAAAGAAAAAAAATCAAATAAATTTAAATTTAATTAATATTATATGACTGATCAAATATTTCCAAAAATATCAACTATTACAACATCCACGCAACTACCTTATTGTCAATTAAATTTAACAAATATTGGAAAATATTTACAAATAGATAATGAAATTATTGGTTTAAAATATAATTACGCAGATTTAAGTATTATGAAAGGAACCTATTATACTTCAATTTACAAAAAATCAAAATATAAAAATGTAGATAAAATTAAAAAAACTCTTTTTTATAATCAAATAACTATTATTTTAAACAATAATGGAAATAATATTAATATAAAATTATTTGGAAATGGAAGTTTACATTTAACTGGTTGTAAAAACGAAAATGACGGCGTAGATGCTACAAAAATAATTTATAATAAATTAAAAAATATTATAGATAAAAAGGACACTATTCTCTTAACAAAAGATGAACGTGGAGTTTTAGTAGATAAAGATAAATTAGTATATTCTTATCCTGATAAAAATAAAGAAATTTCTATTATAGGATATAAAAAGGACATTTCTAAATATATCATTAATAAAAAAGAATATACTATTGATAATCAAACAAAAATGTTTATTTCTACAAAGATTGAGAAAAAAAGACAACGATCTATTATAAATTTTAAAGGAGAAGAAATAGGATTTTCTAGAATTGAATTATTTAAAAATAGAAATAAATTTTATAAAAAAAATATTAATATTTATATTGATCCTTGCAATAATTTTATTTATTATAATAATACTATTCTTATAGGTAAAATAGAATATGATATAAATAATGACAAAATTACAGATATAGATGATATAGATGATATTTTAGAAATAGAATATTCTTGTAATCCATTTAAAAATGATCATTCTAATTTAGATCAATTAATATATGAAAAAAATCAAGTTGCTTTGAAAAAAATGATAAACTTCAACATCAATTGTATAAATGTTTATTTTAAAATAGATTACGAAATAAATAGACAACGTTTATACGAACAACTTATCAGTTTAAATTATATATGTAAATACAAACCTGAATCATATTCTGGAATAAAATTTATATATAAAATAGGATTAAATAAATCCTTTACTAACGTTACAGATATACGACAAGGTATATGTAGTTGTTCTGATAAATGTACTTGTACAAATATTACATTTTTAATTTTTCAAACTGGAAATATTATAGCAACTGGATTTAAAGAAATTTATCAAATAGATATTATAACAAAATATTTTTTATCTTTATGTGATTCTTTAAAACCTATTATTCAAAAAAAAAAGTTTTTATAA